AGCTGCTAGTTGAATTTAAGGGTCGTATTCACACACGTTATCAAGGCGACGAAAAAGACGTAAATATCGCTTATGGTATGGAAATTGTTTATGATGCACTCACACAGGTATTAACAAGATGAGTACCTGAAAAGTAACAAAAGCAGGTAACAGTTTTTACTGATCGATTGCCATCGAAGAAGTAAACATGTATCTTAGTTTAGGATACATTGTAAAAATTTGTAGATAGATCTAATATGCCCGACGATTTGCTAGATCTAGAAGATCTAGAAGATCTAGAAGATATAGTTTTAGAAAGACTTGATTCTGTTAAATATAAGTTAAAGACCGATCAGGCTTTTAAGAAACAGTATTTTGAACAAACAAATATAGAAAACAACCATAATATTCCTTCTGTGATCGAGGCCTGCTTATAATGATTAGTGAACAAGCAATAATTGGAGATACTCTTTACGATAGCAAACTTTGTACAAAAGTTATCGCAATAACTCAATGTAAAAGAGGAGACTGTATTTATTGGTGTGACGACGGTAGTGATTGGCACCACTACTTGTTTGATGAAAAAAGTATATTGCGTACTACAGATAGCAATCGTATAAAAGCAGCTAAGATAGTTAGTTGGACAGATTTTGCTTGGGTGAAATACCGACGGTTATGGAAACTTGCCGTTCAAAATCAATTCGTATGCAATGAGTAATATTCGCCCTATTACACGGAGACAAAATGATACAGTTAAAGTACGCTAGTTTAAGTTCAGCTGAACAAAAATGTCTAACAGACGCGAGTATCGTCCTAATGAAAGTAGTAACTGAAATATATGGTTCTGAAAAAGGGATGGATTTGTGGGCTACAATTGTAGATACAATAGATGATAATCTAAAGGGCGATATTTTCTTTGGCATGATTAGTGGAAAATATGTAGCAAACAGTGTTACAATTACAAAATGCAGCCCGACTGATTTCGTACAAATGATTAAGGTTGTTCGGACTTATACTGGTATGGGATTAAAAGACGCTAAAGATCTATGTGACCTTCTAAGAAATAACGGTACAATAAGTAGTGTAAGCGTAATAGAAGGTAAAAAAGCTTCAGACTTTATTCGTAATATTAAAATGTGCGGCGGGGATGCCTTATGAAGCCATATACATTAAAACTATTGCCAGATAGTCCTATCTTAAAATATATATTAAAAGAAACTAGTAATAAACTGATGTTTGGGTTCAAAGGCGTTAAACAGTATATGATGTCGATGCATAATGCTTCTATCGACTTTCAGATTTTAGGTGATTTGACATTAATCTCAATCTCGTGCAATATAGACTTTGAAGATAAAAACCAGATGTTACTATTTCTAATGAAGGTAGATCATGTTTAAACAGAATATTAAAGATATTACAATAGCAGATACTGACAAAATCGAAGAATATAAAGATATTGCTAAAGATTTCTTAAATAACATCTGTAATACAGATTATAACGAATGTTTTATTAGTGACGAATCATGTTTATCTGATTTTGCAGGCTGTTGTTTTCCTGAAGACTTTGATTCTGTGGGTATGACACTCACAGAATTTTATGCACGTGGTAAGGAATTTGCAGTAGCAAAAGTAAAAGAAAAATATGGAATAGATGTAGATGTTAATGACTATTTTATTACTATCTTTGAGAAAATTAAACAGCAACAATATATGAGATCTCAATGAGAAACATTAATTATAATTGGGTTCCGCCGACATACACCGAGTTAAGAACACTTGTTTTTAAAGATCATCCTTTTCATTGTGCAGATTGTAATGCTGAATTAACATTTAAGCACCCTAATTATGAATATAAGGCAGAAAATAAAAAACGTGTAATGATCTCTTCTCATTACACAGATGCATTATGTAGGACATGTTTTGCTAAACGGCTTAAACTTTGGTTTGCTACGCCATTAAAATCACTTACTAAACATGGAAAATATAAATTAACTAAATCCGACCGTAAAATAGGAACGTGTGACACTTGTTATAAAACACGTAAAAAAGTTGCATCTATAATTTGGACAGATTGGTGTAACAGTAGGTTTGGGTCAGACTGGTGGAATGGATTTTGGATATGCCGAGACTGTTTGTGTGAGTGTGTATTACTAGGTAAAGATAGTCATACGATGGTAGATTATTCTATCAAAGGAGAGAAGACAACTTATAATGAGGTCGGAGCTAGAATATTAATATGACATCAATGTTGTTTAGGGAAATTAATCCAGATTCTCCATTCTTTAACAGGTATATATCCAAAAGTATAAAAGAGCGTTGCTTACGTCTATCGTGTTTATTGGATAAGAGGATAAAGATTATTTATAATGGTTTAGTACCAATTCAGTTTAAAGAGTGGTACGGTTGGCTATTAGAAAATAACGGTGGGATAATAGCAAACAATTATGCATTATGTTTTCTGGATATGCAAACAAAAGTTATGTTCCTACTTAAATTTCAACGGGAATATTTTGATTAATCATTACTTGCGGTAACTGTTGCATTCTGTTATAGTTAATATTAATAGAGGAATAGAAATGTGGAAACAAGTGTAGATGATACAGTAGAGAATGAGCTATTAGATCTTATAGCAGTATTAGATACTGCATTAATAAGTGATCATCCTGCCGTTAAAGATCAGCTAACCAAGTTACTTACAATATCAGCACTTATACGATCATATAAAGATATACCTAATAGTTATGGTCCATTTAGAAGATTATTTGAAGATAGTAAAAATCTTAAAAATCGTGTTAGAGATCTAGAAGAAAAAGATCTTAAACGCAATATAATAGACACGCATAAAACATTATTTCGAGATGTAAATAAAACAGCATCTATAATTCCATTTACCAAATACGCAGACAAGCAACCAATTAAAGAGTAACATAAGGATCTCATAGTGAATAGACATTATAGTAGTTCAAACGTAGTTAACTGGTTACGCGATCGTGTATTTCGCATAGAGAAGCCAACAGCTTTAAGTTGGGGACAATGGGATGTATGGGAAGACGAGTTAAAGAAATCTAAACCAGTTGCATATTTCTTTACTGAAGTATTACCTGATTGGATAGAGTATATTCCGAAGTATACCATAGATTACGTGTATGATGCAATTTATTATATTCGTAATAGGTTAGAAGGATCACATAGATTAAGTTCTGAATTAAAAAAAGGTACCTATCACGAACTTAGCAGTAGATTACTACATAGCTGTTTTGACTCATACGTAGAATTCATTGAGGTGGAGGAGGCAAATATGCATGTTGCTTTTAGTAGTAAAGAAGATAGAGAAAAGTATAACGTGCCATGGTGGAGATGGAATAGATTATTTAGGATAAAGACATGGAGAAATGAACAAGCGGCAATCGATCACCTAAAGTGGGAAATGACTTTAGATAAACCAAATCCAAATGATCCAAATCATCAGTTAAGTGAACATCAAGCAATTAGTGCTAGAGAAAAAATGGCATTATATACCTGGTGGAAACATATAAGACCCGCAAGAGGTGACGCATGGGATGATTCGGGTTTTGGTGCTTTTTGGATAGAAATGGATAAGTTGCATGGAGAAGATTGGCTTGGATTGGGCGGAAAAGGTAAAATGACACCCGCACAAAAACGTAAATACGATAAGCTGTGTAAAATAAAAGACGACCTAGATGTTCAACGCGAACAAGAAGATGAGGATATGCTTATTAGGCTCATCAAGATCCGTAAATCACTTTGGACATAAATCAAATAGGGGAATCAGAATGAATTTTATATTTTGGGCTGCCATAGCAGTATATTTAAGTTTATACATAGGTATAGTATGGGCATTCTTAACGACGATAGGTATTATAGTTAGTATTGATTTGGTTAATAAGTATTTAGAAATTCGTAAAGAAGAAAGAATTAAGAAAATCCGAGAAGAAAATGTTTTATTGTCAATAGAAGTAGCTGAGCACAAGGATCAATGGTATTATTTAATTCATGACGTTACTAAAAACGTAATGGTTAAACAAGCTAATACTTTAGATGAAATAGTTGAATTCTTAGTATTTAGTTATAAAGGTAAAATGGTATTAGTGCAAAAAAGTAAAGACGATATCGTAACTCTAGCAGACCTAACAGGAGTAGTGTAATTATGGATATACAAATACCAGCAGAAGGAATATCAAAAAGAAAAAGTTGGCCAGATGCAGATTATTACCAAGTACCATGCGAATGCGGGTGCAATAATTCAATTGATTTTAGTATAGAAATAGATGAGGGTAGTATTGTAACTACCTTTTGTTCTACAACTAAAACAAATTACTGGTATAATCTAATAGATGTCAAATATAGCGAAAACTGGATGTTACTAAATACCAAGCTATTCATAAATGATTGGTACAATAGATTAACTATAGTATGGCATGCGATTGTCCATGGATACTTTAAAACTGAGTCGTGTGTGTTATTAACTCCACAACAAGCTTTGAATTTTTCCGAAGTATTAAAAGAAGGAATTACAAAATATGAAAAACTCAACGAATCCGGAAAAAAAGAGGTTAGTAACAAGTTTGTGTAGACCACAAGATTATCAAGTTGATAGATCATCACTACGGTCTCGTTACGGTGGTAAACCATCAAAAATGGTTTACGCTGGCGGCGGGTATGGTTGGCATAAATCTTATGCTCCTGATACTAGACCGTTCATGAAAGATTGGTTAGTTAGATTATTTGGACATCTACATTATTTAACGTCTCATGCTCCTAAAAAAGTTAATAGCCGTTGGAAACAAGCAGATATAAGAATGCATAATAGAATGAAGTATAGAAAAAGTGCGTTACACGAAAGATTTTGATGAATCACTGGAACTATTCAATAGCAGAGTTAGCAGACATTGGGTTAACTAATACAGATCCTTTGGTTCGAGAACTTGCTAGATTAGTAGGAAACATTGTAATTAGTTATCATAGCGTCAAATTTAATAACAACTATACATTAGACGAGTTCTTCGAAAATCCGTATAAAATGATTATTGATATAGAAGATGATTATAGAATTATCCAAACAGATTTTACGGATTTGAAAGTTGACTACAAAATATTATCTGAACGTTTAGATGCTTTTAAGTTGGATTTAGATGCTGACGAACAACAATACCAAATCAACAGTTTAAAATCTAGATTACTTGACAAAAACATAATCTTGAATGATTTACGTACAGATTTGCATGTTAAAGAGCATGAAATATTACGGTTACAAGATAAGGTTAAAGAGCTTGAGGGAAAATTCTCGATGTGGAAAATCTTAGAAAACGGATAAATAACATACTATTTAAAGGAATCAAATGAAAGAAGAAGCAATGGTTTTTGAAGGTGTAGTCACCGAACTATTACCTAACGCAACTTTTAGGGTAACATTAACAAATAACATGAATATTCTTGCATATCTAGGAGGAAAGCTACGCAAGAATACTATCAATATTCTACTAGCAGACAAAGTTCGTGTAGAAGTTTCTGGGTATGATCTTACACGCGGGCGTATTACTTTTCGCCTCTAAGATATCATAGACTTAACAAGTTCTAATAACTAGTTAATGATTTCAATAGCATATATCTAAAAATATGTCTTGACTTTTCAACCATTCTCCTGTATAATGTCTGTATTAAATATAACAGCGGAGTTAATATACATGAAATCTTTCACTTACGCGAAATCTTCTAATAAACACTCCGAAGTGGTTAAGACATTTAATACTATTAATGCTGTTGCGGCAATCTTAATTGCTTTCAATAATGCTAATAACCAGATTGAGAAAAGAGATTACTGCGACGAGACTGGTAATAAAATAGTTTCAAATAGATCGTTTGCGATACATTTACTTGAACAACCACAATTAATAACAGAAGAAGATAAAAGCAAAGCAAAAGAAATCATCCAGTATATCCAAGGAGTAGTTACTATGGGTATATTATCTAATAGAAAAATATCACCTTTTACATTAGATTTAGCTAAACTGTTAGATGAAGAAACAGTTCCGGAGTTCAAGATTGGATTACTTGTATATGCAGCAAACATATACTATCAAGGTAAGAAACGAGAAGAATTAGATGAACAGACACTCGAAGTACTATATACTTCTCAGCCACTAGGCGAAGAAGGTGATAAAGTAGCAGTTAATTTTAACTGCATTGAATACCGGTTTGTATCACAACTAAGTTGTTTTAATGCTTATGGAAAGGATGAGAAAGGTAACCTAGTTAGTTTTCTTACAAAAAAAGAAGAATTATGTAAATCACAAGTATTAACAGGGAAGATAAAGAAAGCCGGGCTAGATCAATGGCATAAAAATGCCTGTGTAACTCAGTTGAATTATGTTAAGGGTATTAAGGATTAGACTTATTATCGGAGCGACGAATAGACGGTACTGCTGAATGTAATCGTTTATCTGATGTTTGTTCTATTATTTCTTCAAGATAAGACACATGGGCAGCAAGTTTTGCGTTGTCAACGGCAAATCTATGCATTTCTTCACGCGCTAAATCTAAACTAGTGCTTAATTTCTCAACTAAACCTTTAAGTTCTACAACTTGCGAAGATAAAAATTCTACTTCGGCAGATAATTTACCTACTTTACTCACTGCTTCGTTACGCTCTTGTTCAATAACAAACATGCGTTCCACAACACGATCTCGATCTAATTTAGTTTCGTCTCGTTCTTTCTTATATGACTCCAACATGTTTTGGTAAGAAGAATCTTCGTGTAAGGCTTTTTGATCAGACGAAACTTTACGTCGTATAATAGATATACCGTATGCAATAACTACACTTATCGACGGTAATCCTACTGCCCATGTTACTAGTTCTGTACCGATAGATTCTATTACCATATTTTGTCCTCAGTCTGTTAAGTTTAATATTAAAATACCCTATTATTAAACATAATATGTTTAGACTGTAATAACATATATTTATGCTCTGTTAATCTAGAGTTATAACGTATGTATATTATCAATTACTGGCCACAACCTAAAGTGGTTAACTAAAGACTATGCATTAAACATGCTGGTCTTATTTATCATGCCTAGTATTATTGGCGGAAGTGCTCTATTGTATTTCGTCTTCCGCCAATTAGATAATATTACAACATAATATCACTCTTCCCCATATAATTTCAATACTTCTGAAACTAACGGGTGTCTTTGTACATCAGAATGCCCAAATTCCAATGTTACGATAGAATTGCCACGATAATTCTTAAACCGTTTAAAAAAGTCAGATAAACCATTCTCGGTTACAAATTTCTTATCCATCTGTTTTAAATCGCCGGTAATAACCATCTTAGAGCCTTCACCTATACGTGTCAATAACATTAAAGTCATGTTAGAACTTGCTGACTGCATTTCGTCAGCAACAACAAAGGTATTTTTGAAAGTTCTACCACGTAACATAGATAACGCAGCTAATTCTAATACTTCTTCTTCCAATAAACGGTTCAATTCTTGAATGGTATAATATTCTTTAAATATTTCCATTATTGGTACTGCCCATGGTAACAGTTTTTCGGTTAACGTTCCAGGTAAGAAACCATGATTTTCGTTATCTACTGCAACTGCTGGTCTAGTTATTACAATCTTACTTATTTCACCCCCTTTCAGTGCTTTTATAGCTGCCAATACCCCAAGCCAGGTCTTGCCAGTACCCGCCGGGCCAGTAGCAAATATAACTAATTTATCTGGGTCCATAAGGTAATCTACATATTCTGACTGTTTTTCTGATTTTGGTGTAATAGATACTGTTTTCCTTTGTTCAACAAATGATTTAAAATTAAAAACATTATTACTTATTGTGCTACTTCTTGGATTACTACTTTGTCTTTTTCCCCCTTTGTTTGAGATTCTATGTTGTGGTACTTCTGCTACATCATCAAATGCTACTTTACGGGTAGTTCTACGTTTGGACAAATTTGTTACTCCTTTTCTGAAAGTGAGTTTAGTACTCACAATGTATTTAACAGTTTAACTTTCCAATTTTAACTAGGTGTGATTTTTTTGGTCGATAGACTAAATAAGAACCTTTAGTGAATTACCGAAAATATGTAAGAACATTTTAATGTTCTGCTCTAAAAGGATAAATAAAACATATAGTATAAGGTTATATTTATGACAGTGTCAATCAAAACAGCAATAGAAAACGTAAAAGAAATAAATACATCAGATGCAGCGTTATCTACTCTACTAGATATAGAACGAGTTATAGATAATTTAGACATATATGTATTCAAGCACTGGAAACTAGGAGAACTAGTAGAAGGGCCAATTTTCGAAAAGTATTTCGTAACTACAAAATGGATGTGGGCATACAAGCAAATGCCAGACCCGAGAGGTGGAGAGCAATTACTTAGTTATAATTGCGTAGTAACATATAAAAAAGAAAAATTAGAGCATCCAATTAAAATAAAATCCTCTTCGGACTTTAAAGAAGGAACAAAGATCGCAAAGACTACTAAAATCCCAATTTGGGTCGTAACCATAGTAATGCCTAGAAAATTAATATCTGACATTAGACAAGGTACTATAGAAGTTGAAGGTGAAAAACTAGATATGGCAGAAATATCTAATTCTTTTGAAGTAGGAATAGACGAAAAAGAATTCAAACAAAACCAAGATAGTATGGAAAAAAATGATACCAATACTGATCAAGGGGGATTATAAATGCATAACTTACAGGAAGGTTTAAATTCTGGCGATCTTGTTAGACTTATAGAACCTAAATTAGCTATTGATGAATTTCGTTCAAAAATGGGCGAAGATAAAGATATTGTAGTTGTTGGGTTCACAGTATTTGGTAAAGAACCAGGCGAAGACGTAGTTAACTTTATAGAGAAAAGTTACGATTGGGTATTAGATGCTGATCTTAGTTCAGGAGAATTATCTGACGGTAATTATCTAGTTTTTGTGGAATTAAGAAGGGATAACACAGCAGCTAAAAAAATATTCTCTATGTTACAGGATATTTTACACTTAACAAAACAAAAGATGACAGACTGGAAGTTTACTTATTATAATAGCAAAGATATATATCAGGTAACAGAAGAAAACTTATATAAAAAGATTATTAAAACTCCTATAGAGTATGATAAAAAAATAGAAAAAGATACAGCTATAGATAAAGTTGTTAAACAAGCAGAGAAAAACAAAGATAAGAACGTTGAGGAAAGTAGAGAATTAAACAAATTACGTGCGTTAGCGAATGTATATGTACAGCCAGTAAAAGTTACAGATCTACCGTTATTAGCACTACAAGTTGTAGCAGGTATTAGATAAAGGTATATCATGACAATAACATTAACGGTTGAACAAATAAAAGAGATAGTTCCAACAGCTACACAAGTAGAAGAATGGTGTGAAGTATTTAACAATAACTTTTCAGATGCAGAAATAGACACTAATGAACGCATTGCGGCATTTATTGCACAATCAGCAGTAGAATCTCAATGCTTTACACACTTACACGAGAACTTAAATTACAGAGCTGAATCTTTATTAAAATTGTGGCCTAAACATTTTACCGTGTCTCAAGCTAATGAATGTGCTCATAATCCAGAAAAAATAGCTAATCGTGCTTATGCGAATAGGAATGGTAATGGAGATGAAACATCCGGAGATGGTTATAAGTATAGAGGTAGAGGATTATTGCAAATTACAGGCAAAGCAAATTATGCACTGTGTAGTCAATATATGTATGGAGATGATACTTTAGTCCAACAACCAGAGTTACTAGAAACAGATATGGACGTGGCGGTATCTAGTGCTCTTTGGTTTTGGAGTACGCATAAGTTAAATAATCATGTGGATGCAAATAACTTTAAAATGGTTACACAAAAAATAAATGGCGGACAGACAGGTGCAGCAGAAAGAGAAGAGTACTTTCATATTGCACTAACTGTATTACAACAAGGATAAGGATATGGCACTAATAGATTTAATCCCAACAAATTTACAAGCTAAAGTTACTGAGTATGCAATATTATCATTTATACTACTAATAGTATTAGTTGGTACTTGGTATTCCGGTTTTCATTATGAAAGTGATAAGTGGAAAGATGCAATTAATGCTGCAAACATTAAAGGTGTTAAAATAAACTCAGCAGCGTCGGCCATATCTGCAGAAGTTAGAGTAGTATATCTTGATAGAATTAAAACGATTACATTGAAGGGGAAGGATATTATTCGTAACGTACCAGTATATGTAGATAATAAATCGGATGCTAACTGTATAATAAATGAAGGAACTGTTACTATTTTAAATAATGCTGCAAAGAACGAAAATGTAAACGCAGATATATCTGCGTCGGGCATTGCAGCTAATGAAGCACCTGCAAATATTAAACTTAGCGAGCTAAATGCTGAAATTATAAATAATTATAATACATATAATAAAGTTAAAGAACAACTAATAAGTTTACAAAATTGGGTCATTGAGCAAGAAAAAAATAACCCCCAACCAAAATCTTTTCTCCCATAAAGGACGATAACATGTATAAAATAATCTCAACCATAGTATTGCCGTTACTATTACTTGGATGTAAAACTAATCCAGTTATGACACCGTTTCCGATTCCCCCAGCTGAACTCATGGTAAGACCACCTGAGTTAAAATTAATTGACGTACGACCTACATCATCTGTATTAGTATCTATTAATAAATCTCCCAAATAACAAAATATAACTATTATGACAGGGCATAAGTATAACAATCCACAACGTAAAGATTATGATAATCATATTATCCAACGTTTCTGGAGACCAATGATGGCGTGGATGTACGGTATTGTGTGTTTATGGGATTTTTTATTAGCACCTATATTTTTTGCATGGTATGCATACTTTACGCATACCAATTTAGTAGTCTGGGTGCCGCTAACAACACAAGGCGGTGGTTTATTCCATCTTTCAATGGGAGCTATAGTTGGTGTAAATAGTTATTCAAAAACACAAGAAAGAGTAGCTATAACTAATAACCAATCTTCTAATAGTTTTGGACAATCCGGAGGGCTTAGTCAATTTAATCAACCTAGTGGTTTTGGACAATCCGGACAAGTAGTAGATACAACTACAGTTGAAACATTTAGTCAAAGTGGCAGTAGTCAACAGAGCTCAGTTAATAACTCACCATTGAAGACAGCTACTAAAAAAGTGCGTCCAATTCAGCAATCAACCGACCCTGATCCAATACTATAATTTGGTTAACAAAAACTTGACTGAATGATTATAACAGCTTATAATTAATTCATGCATAGTAGAGTATACAAAAACTTACTAATACCTGGTTTGAATAAAACAGGTTACTAAACCAAGATACAGAGGAGTAGATCTATTTGAAAGTAGCTCCCCAAAAATACAAGAAACATTTAATAAGATTTTACGTAGGATAGAAAATGACAAATCATTATGAAACTCTAGGTGTTGATAAAAATGCCTCCACAGAAGAAATTAAAAAAGCTTATCGAAAGCTAGCATCAACATATCACCCCGACAAAGCAGGGGGAGATACCGAAAAATTTAAGTCAATTCAGGTAGCATATGACACAATAAGTGATCCACAAAAAAAGAATCAATATGATCAAGAGTTATCAGGAGTAGGGCATAGACAATTCCATTTCCATGCTAGCGGAATGAATCCAGAAGATATGATGGGCGGAGACGTATTTGAACATTTACGTAGACAATTTGGGTTTGATCCTTTTGGTCATCATCAACAACAACCTCAACGTCCTCAAAATAGAGATATCCGAGTTATGGTAGTAGTCGATCTAGTAGATACTTTAAAAGAACAGAAAAAAACATTAAACGTTTCTATTGGAGGTACACATAACGAAACAATTGAGATTACTATTCCAAGAGGAATCCATAACGGTGCAACTATAAAGTATCCTGGATTAGGAGATAAATCTATTTCTAATTGTCCTAAAGGAGACTTGTATGTTCAATTTCAAATTAATTCGCATCCTAACTTTGAACAATACGGTATTGACTTATATACTAAAACTACAATAAACTGTATTGATGCTATGATAGGATGTGAAAAAGAAGTCGTTGGTATAGATGGTAAGGTATTTAAATTAACTATACCTTCTGGTACTCAAGCAGGTACGAAAATGGGAATACCTGACGAAGGCCTATATGCTCCACAACAAGCTATCCGTGGTAAGTTGATCGTGCATATTGAAATCTTTGTTCCATCGGTAACAAATGAGCAAATATCTATACTTAGAACAGTTCAATCACTAGTGTAATTATTTTTGTCGAATTAAAAGTTAACTAACTGTAGGAAAATAATATGATCAATTCAAATCCAGAAATTGAAGTTATAGTATCTAATGCAACTAATAGTGCTAAAAGTTCTTACCACGAGTATGTAACGTTAGAACATCTAACACTAGCATTGATTAACTATAAACCATTTAACCAACTAATAGTTGATTTTGGTGTAGATGTTCTATCCTTACAACAAGAATTAAATACATATTTAGCATCTCAACAATATTTAATTAGTAAAAACCCAGATTACGAAACACCACGTAGAACACATGCACTAGAAAGAGTCTTTAATCGTGCATTTACGCAGGTATTGTTCAGTGGTCGAAATACTATGCAAGTTATAGACGTATTTGTTAGTGTAGCTGGAGAACAACATAGTTTTACACAATATCTTTATGCAAAGTATGGACTTGATAGACAAGGGCTAATTGATTTCTATAAGAAAAATTATAACGAAGCAAAAAGTTCAAAAACTGCTATGTCATCAAAAGCTGACCAAATACTCGAAGAGTACTGTACTGATCTTAATAAGAGAGCAATTGAAGGTAAAATAGACCCTGTTATCGGAAGAGATAATGAGCTTGAAGAAATATCAGAGACATTGGCACGTCGAGGTAAAGCTAACGTTCTTATTATAGGTTCCGAAGGCATAGGTAAGACTGCGATCGCAGAAGGCCTAGCACTACATATAGTAAATAAGCAAGTTCCTGATTATCTATACGAGTATACAGTATATAATCTTGATATTGGGTCTCTACTTGCAGGTAGTAAGTATAGAGGTGAATTTGAAGAAAAGCTAAAAGACGTTTTAAAGGCACTTGATCAAAAAGGAAAAACGATCTTATTCATAGACGAAGCACACCAAATGCGTGGAGCAGGTGCTGGATCTGGAGGATCTTCGGTAGACTTTGCAAATATGATTAAACCTGCTTTAACAAAAGGTAATATTAAAGTTATTGCGTCTACTACATGGGCTGAATATACACAATCCTTTGAAAAGGATCGTGCTTTAATGAGACGGTTTCATAAACTGGTTATTGAAGAACCTACACCAGCAGTAGCAAAAGACATTTTACGTGGGTTAAAAACACACTTTGAAAAATTCCATAATGGTACGATAGATGATACAGCAATTGAAGCTGCTGTAGATTTGTCAGTACGCTATCAAACAGATAAGCGTTTACCAGATAAGGCAATTGATTTGATAGATACCGCATGTGCTAAGATGCGTATTAAGAATGCACCATTTACCATTACAAGATCAAACATTGTTGATACTATTAGCAAATTTACGAAGATACCAGCCGACCAAATAGGGTCAGAACATACAACAACTTCCCTCGAAGGCTTAGAAGAAAACGTAAAATCACAAGTGTTTGGACAAGATAAAACAATAGATGAAATCTTAGAGAAAATCTACGTTGCTAGGGCAGGATTAAAGTCTATTAATAAGCCAGTTGGATGTTTCTTATTTACAGGCCCAACAGGAACAGGAAAATCATTGACTGCAAAGGCACTAGCAGAAAACTTAAATATGAAGTTGATCAGGTTCGACATGGGAGAATTCCAAGAACGTCATTCGGTTGCAAAGTTAATAGGTGCTCCTCCGGGGTATATTGGTTATGAGGACAGTAACCTAGGTGGTGGATTATTAATTAGTGAAATTGAGAAAAATCCTAATTCAATTATCTTATTTGACGAGATAGAAAAAGCACACCCTGACGTATCTAATATCTTATTATCGTTAATGGATGAAGGTGTTGTAACTAGCAGTAATGGTAAAAAAGCAGACGCTAGAAATACAATTATTATATTAACATCTAACCTCGGCGCAGTTGAAAGCGAAAAGCACTCAATTGGCTTTGGACATAATGTAAAAACAGACGAAGATGATAAGGCACTCAAGGAATTTTTTAAGCCAGAGTTTAGAAATAGGTTAGATGGTGTGTGTCGTTTTAATAAATTAACGACTACCGATATAAAGAAAATTGTAGATAAAGGTATACACGAAATTAACGACTTATTAAGTGATAAACATATTAAGATTACACTTACTGACATCGCTATAGAGTATCTAGCCGATAAAGGATTTGATGCTAAAATGGGTGCAAGACCAATGGCACGTAAGATCAATACGTTAATAAAAGTTCCTTTGAGTAAGAAGATATTATTTGATCACATATCTAATGGTTCAAGCATAGTAGTAGACATTGTGAACAACGAAGCAACATTTGTAGTTACTGAACCTTTAGTGTCACAAATATTGTTAGGTAATAACACTAAACCAACAGTTGATGTTAATGGATATGTGGTTGTTTGATAACTATGGAAGATATTAAATGGCACAACTTAGTAGAACCTATTAAGTTACTTAATACCAATAAGACTTATTTTGGTAAGTATCTATACAGGGTTGAATTTAAGTCACCCGGCGTTTATTGGCTTAGATACCCATTAGAACATAAGTTAAAGTTCAACACACCTAAGTTATTTGAAGATTATATTGCAAATAAGCAAACAGTAGTTAAACAACAAATTAAAATTAATAATTATGGCAATGTTTCTTATTATGGTACTAAGGCTTTACTGTCGGTAAACATTAGTTTCTTACATGATCTGTTTCAAGTGAGATGCAAATTAGATAATATTAGACATAGAATCGAAGGGGAAAGATTTCAGATCTACACTGAAACAGAAGACCAGCTAACTAAGATTTTAGAAATTTTAAGTCAATATAAAGATACTATAATTTCTGTACATCGTCCTGTATCTGACCATGTTAAATTAAAATTAGAGAATAATGTTATCTTCATAAAATATCCTAAGTTTAACTTTAGAGTTCATGTTAAAAGTGAATCATATTCGTTAACCACTAGAAAACAAATTTTAAATTACATAAGTAATTTCCCAGATAGTATATCTGTATCTGGAAAAATAGAAAAGCAACTTAATTCAACGAAAGAGAAAGAATATATACGTGGTTACTATTATACTAACGATACAGAAAATTTAATTTTTCTTAGGTTAATATCTCATCAATTTGTAGGGAAAATATTTCGCCTGGAGTCGAGCAACGAATAAATATATACATATATTTAAGGATACGTATATGGCACAAATAATTGAAGAAAATATTATTATTAAAATTAGTCAGATTGCTAAAGATGGTATAAAAGCACAAACGGTTGTTAGTGACGAGTTACTATCTACACTTGAATCTGTAACGCAAGAATTACTAGGAAATAGTGCAGTGGTTGAAGTTGAACAGGTACCGTTGCAATAATGGCTAATATTGCTCTAACACTAATACCAAGTTTAACTCCTGTATCGACAATATCTACCGGACAAACTATTACTTTTCCATATTATGGGGATAAAGTTAAGGGATCTGGTTATTATGGTCAAACAGACCCGGTTCATACTGTACAATATTCGTCTAGTAACAATTTTACCGGGATGATTAATATTCAAGGTACATTGGAAAGAGAGCCAACAGATGCAGATTGGTATAATATTCAAGGTACATCATTAGGCAATGGTATTACGCCGGTATTTAACCAAACATTATCTGCAAATTTTTATGGTAACCATGTATGGGTTAGAGCAGTAATTAATTCGTTTATCTCTGGTGCTATAAATTCAGTACTACTCACACACAATTAATTTACAAAAGAGGGAACTATGTCAACAAAAAAGAAGTCAAAAGGAAACAACGCGGCAGCAACACAAAATACAGCACCAATAGTATTACCTAAATCTGATTACCGGTTAAGTGGGGAATCGAAGACGCATACTGACGTAGTAGGCGAAATTAGAAAAATCCAAGCAGAACAAGCGGTAGCAAGTGCTAATGCTGCTCCGGGAGTACCATTTGATTTTTCAAAAGTTCATCTTCATCTTGGAATGCCGTGTTATGGCGGGTTAGTACTCGAATCTACTATGACTTCGTTCATTAAATTTATACTAATGGCAAATAAGATTGGACTCTCCTGGTCATTTGATACTATGGTAAATGAGAGTCTTATTACACGTGGTCGTAATAACTTAATGGCAAAGATGATATATAATAAAGCTGCTACGCACTTTATGTTCATTGATGCAGATATAAAATTCGATCCGGAATCAATATTTCATATGATTGCCGCAGATAAGGATATCATAGCCGGAGCTTATCCTAAAAAGTCATTGCCGATCCAAGTGAACCTAAACTTAAAGCAACAAACAAAAATTCAAGGTCCACTATTTACAGTAGATACAGCAGCCACAGGGTTCCTACTTTTCAAACGTAAAGTATACGAAGACCTAATCGCTGCACATCCAAATACAAAATATGTAGACGACATTGGTCTCGGCAAACAATACGAACCTTTTATGTATGCAATTTTCGATTGTTATATCGACGAGAAAGGTCATTATTTGTCGGAGGATTGGGCTTTCTGTCGTAGAGCAGATAAGTTAGGCTATGACATTTGGATGGATAGTCGAGTTAAACTTGATCATGTAGGAACCTATACATTCTGTGGTGATCTAGATTTAATAGGAAGTCAATTAGGAGGAGCAATACCTAAAGTTTAAAGAGTAATTAGTTAAATGCGGGTTTGAAATCCCGCATTTTCACGTCGAGAAGAAATATAATGTTAAAGAATGAAAATAAGACTTGACTTTTGCTAGCAACTAATGTATTATAACTATATTAATTACGTTTGGGTTTAAAGATGTCACAACAGTATTTTCAGAATAAATGAGCCTACAATACTTACATAAACCAGCTTATAGTAATTGGTTAATGCTAGACCCTAATGGTATAGAAATGTGCCGTTGTGCAGATAAACGAGCAAAATGGTACTTGGATCGAAATCTTGCAGATATAGTAAATGAAGATCCCCCAACCTTTAAACTTAAATTTGCACCAAATGGAAATGGGAATAAAGACGATGCTTATAGTTTGGCTCAAAAGTTTAATAGATGTGCAGTCTGTGGTACAGAGGACGAATTAACTAAGCATCATATCGTTCCGTATATGTATAGGAAGTGGTTTCCTACTAAATTAAAAGGACGATCAGCACATGATGTAGTCGTTATATGTGTAACATGTCATGAGAATTACGAAACTAGTGCAATGATATTAAAGAAGCAGATTAGTTTAGAAATCACAAATAACACACAATTAACTACTAAATTAACAGCTATACAATCACATAATAAGCGTATAGCACGTTTATGCTCTGCACTGTTAAAAGATAGCGGTTCTATTCCAAACAGTAGAAAAGATGAAATTATTTCAAATATAACAGAACATTTAGGTTATAAGCCATCTATAACAGATCTTAATAATCTTATAGAAATAAGTAAAGCTCATACTAAATGTAATCAAGATCCAGGTAAAGAGATTGTTGAATGTGTGATAAAAGATAATAATCTTGACTGTTTCATACGAAGATGGAGACAGCATTTTATTGACATTGCATGTCCAATGTTCATGCCGGAACATTGGAGTATAGAAAGGAGAAGTAAAATTGAGTAAATATGTATTGTTTTGGGGTGGTAATTTCAGCAATTGGGCAAAGAGCGAGTTCACCTATAAAGGTATAAAGTTCTATACAGCAGAAGGTGCATTTATGTGGGAGAAATCTGTCTGTTTTGGCGATGTTGAAAACGCAAATGCAATATTAAAGATAAAGCAACCAGATGTTCAAAAACAACTAGGTAGATGTATATCTGGCTATAACGAAGAAGTTTGGGCAAATGTTAGGTATAGAGTAATGTTAGACGTATGCCGGGAGAAATTTACACAGAATAGAAAATTACTAACTGAATTACTTAATACAGGAAGTAAAATTATCGTTGAAGCGAGTCCATATGATACAATCTGGGGAATAGGACTTGGTGTAGAAGATCCGCGTGCATTAGACGAAACACAATGGCTGGGTCAAAACCTATTAGGTAAGGTTTTAATGGAACTAAGATCTGAATTTGTTACTAGCTTAGAGTGATTAATATTTAGGATCAACAATGAAAAAAATTAATGAATTAAACCTTAAAAAAAGTAATGAAGTCAATTTAACTGATTGCTCTAAAGGGCAAATCATTGATTGGTATCATACTCATACATCAGGGTCACATATACCTAATGAGATATTGGCTCCAAGCCATGCTGCTTTTAAAGAATGGTTCAATGATGTGCATACTCTCGCGACAGAAATTTTAGAGTCTGTTAAACAATGAGAATTTCCGATATAACGAATGAAAAATCTATAGACGAGGTTAATAACGATCTTAATAACGATCTTAATATCTTAATTAAAGACTTAACAGATATTAAACAGCATATACCAGAACTTATTAAAGTACATGGCTACGAAGAAGCAAGAGAAATGATTCTATTATTAACCAATAAAGTACCTGATCCAATAACTCATTATTATGTATTTTGGTACAAAACAACAGCGAAATTATTAAATAAGTATAGAAACCTTAAAGATCAAATAGAAAATAAGATTAATTCTGGCGTCAATGAAGGAATAAACCTCGCACAAGTCAAATATGACGCTCTACAGTGTATTTGATGTACAGTTAATCTCTACATATTAGTGAACTACTACGGCCCTAAAGGGTACTGCGGGCTTGCCGCCTAAATGACTAAATTCGCATAAATGACTAAATTCGCATAAATAACTAATATGTAGGGGTTATATATGCGAATTAAGGAAATATACGAAGCTGTTAGTAAGAAAATATTAGTTATCTACCCTGGGAGATTCCAACCGTTTCATAAAGGACACTATGCGGTATATCAACATCTGTGTGAGAAATACGGAGAGGGTAACGTAGTTGTAGTAACATCAAATAAAGTAGATCCACCTAGATCACCGTTTGATTTTGGTGAGAAAATGACTATGATGACACTAACTGGTGTAAATTCAAATGCTATAGTACAAGATGCACAACCATACCAGGCTAAAGAATTAGTTGCTAAATACGATCCAGATTCTACGATTTTAATATTTGCTGTATCAGAAAAAGATATGGCCGAAGATCCTAGATTTCAATTTAAACCAAAAAAAGATGGCTCTCCTAGTTATTTCCAACGTTTACCTGACCAACTTAACAAAGCCAAGCCACTAAAATATCACGGGTACATTGCTACGGTCCCAACATTTAATTTCGAAGTATTGGGTCAACCTGCTAATAGTGCAACACAAATACGTGCCCAATTTGCTAATGCAGATGAAGCTACACAAAAAGCAATAGTAACTGACTTATTTGGAAAATTTAGTACTAGTGTATTAAATATAATGCAACGTAAATTAATTATTCAAATTGAATCTATTTACACAGACTTAGTCACAATGCCCGCTTCGGATCTGCAACAAATTAACAAAACATTAACAGAAATAAATAATGTCGCATTGACAGGTAATAATAAAAAACCATATGAATTACTAAAACAGTTAAACACGTATATTAATATCATACCTAATCAAAGATCTGACCAGTTAACTGAATCAATACTAACTATATTTAATAGAGCTATTAAATGTGCAGCACAACTACAGGTTGAGAATTTTGAAAAAGCAGTATTGCTAAGTGATAATAGTCAAGTATTTCATCCAACTAATGCACAAAAAGCTCATCATACAGTTAAAGAAGCAATAGACGCAGAAACTAATGATAAACGTCAATTATTATATCGTACTAATACAGTTATATCAGGATTCCCTAAAGGTACTAAAGTTAGGCGTGTATCAGGATCAAATCGTATGTATGAAGTAATGCAAGATGGTAAAGTTATAAAGGTTATTCCATTAAGTTTAACTCAGATAACTCCTATATTAATAAGCGGAAATTTAATTGATGGAGAAGTGAAAAACACAAATATCACGTTACCTATAAACAGTGTTCGTGAATCCACTACATCCAGTAAAGTATATTACTTCATTAATGTAGATAACTTATTAACAAAGGATCCAAACTTATCATCGGCGCATCTTAAAGCAAAAGGACTAAGATGTACACAAACTGGGGAATGGTTTTTACCTACAGATACCGAAAACGAAAATAAAACCCTGTTTTTAAGTCAGTTAAAGCACATAGAAAATATATGTCAAACAAAAGCAAAAAGATGGCATCCAAAAGCTAAATAAGATTAAGACTAAATACATATACATTATTAAGGATCTAATAGAATTATGAAGTTTACAGATATAATACCCGAAACACAACAACTAGATGAATTAACCGATGCACAAAAGTATCGTATAGCCCAACTTAATGATGTGGGACAGAGAATGATAGACGTAAATACCACATTTAATGATGCTAAGAAATTTAACGACAAGGATACGCTATTAGCCGCTAAAAGTAAGTTGGCACAGCTTGCAAAATTAAAAGCTAGCATAGAATCACAACCAGTTGACGAAGATATAGAAGAAGTAGTAACATTGGATATATATGATCAAAAGATTGATTCTTTAGAAACAGCAATAGTTAAAATGAAAAACCAATTAGCAAATCTACAATCTCCGGTGACCGAAGGAATTAACATGACAAGCAAGCAACTATCAGAAGAACTTACACGTATTAAGTTAACAATGCTGGATTGTAATAAGATAATTATGCAAGCTAAAAAGGATCTAGATGAGAGTTTAGAATTAGAGGCTCGCGAAAAATTAGAAGAATTAACACATGTAAAAAATCAACTAGAAGCAAGTATTACTAATGAATCTGTGGGGCTTACTGGTCCGGTTGATCGTAAGGCCGGCGCAAAGGCATTTGAGAAGCTAATTAAAAAATTCCCTAGTTTAGCTCCTATATATAAAAAACAAGCCGCTAATTTAGGTATACAATTAAAAACACCACGTGTCACAGAAGTTAATGCAAAGGCAGCAAAGAAAGCAGTTTTGGAATATATCACACGATATCCTAAATTGCGAGAAAAGGTTTTAGCTGAAGAAGGTGGACGTTGGGCATATAATCAGTTTGGGGAACCAAAAGAAGTTCCTGTACATGCAGAAGTTGCTCGTATAGCTGCAAATAAAAACAAGTATAATAACAACGTATTTAACACCGGTGACGAAGATACAAACGTATTCTCTCCTAATAGAGAAGAATCGGAAATTGACGAAAACACCGATATTATTAATCAATATTCAACATTTGCTGCATGGAATTTAGCTGTAAAGCATAAAGGATTACGTATTGAAGTACATGCAAATTCATATGGTCCAGACGAGTCAGATCCATATAAAACAGCTTATGCTGTAAATAAAGCTGACGATGTACTTGGATGCTGCACTGTTCACGAAAACGGCGAAACAGAAGCAGTACTATTTGAGTCGCCGAGCGAATTCGAATCATGGATGCATCAAAATGATAACCAGGTTGACGAAGGATCAGACGAAGATGTAATGTCATCAGCTAACTTAGTGTCTGGTCCAGGTGCTCGTGCAGATGAGCCAAAATCACGCGATGATCAAATGATGGACCAACATTTTAAACATTCGTATCCTGGTAAATGGAATAAAGAAAACAGTGTAGATCAAGAGACCAAAATTACAGAAGGCGAAAATACCAGAGCACAACTCGATGTTACTCGACTTGATCGACGCGAATTAGCTCGATTACAAGACGAGTTAGAAAATGTCGGATTAGTAATAGGAAAAGATTTCTTTATTAAATCGGGTGGCCCAGCTTGGATTACTTATGCTGCATATGATAGAGAACCATTAGAAATTCTAATGGACTATGGGGTTGGAGAGGAAGAATTAAACGAAGCACCCCGAGACCACGCAGTGTCATTTAACGATGATCCTTTAAAAACTGATATTAAATGGTCTATTGATCACGCAAAGTCTAAATTATCATCGAGCATAACTTACGAAGATGTTAAAACAGCATGGTTACGTGTATTCCCTAATAGTTCTGTTCAAGTTAACAAAGCTGCTTTAAGTAAAGATGCTTATACTTTTAAATTCCGTTTAGCTAAAGATAAAACAGAAGTTTCTAGTCAAATTATGGATAATGATCCATTAAATTATACTGGAATATTAGAAAATAATACATTTAAAGAATGGTCTGGTTCAATGCTGGTCAAGCCTCCAGTAGGATCCTATTTAGCGTTTGGTAGTGCTAAGTTTATGAAGAAAACTATTAAGGATGTAACAGTAGAAAAATTACTAAAACGTTTCGAACAAGTGAAAAAATTTGTATCTGATCATGCCGATGAATTACATAATATAAAGTTTGACATTAACGATAAATTAGATAGTATAAACGAGAGTAAAATAGATAATCCGTGGATAGGAATAGGATTTGACATAAGATCAACTAAGTTATGGCCAGCGGAAATATTCGAATCTAAACATCCAGACTTTGCTCGGTGGATTTCAGCTTATAGAAAAAATTTAACAATGCCAACGGCAGGAAAAAAATGTATTCTTGCAATAGCAATTTGTGATACTTCTGATATCACAGTATTACATGGCGTTGCAGAATATGTAGGAGAAACTAATACAGATTATATATTAATAAATAGCACTGGAGAACACGAGTACTCTAAAAAGGATCAACTAGTATTTAACTCAAAGAAGGCGTTTGAACATTTTACAACAATGATTGCTCTAAAATTTGGAGAAAGTACATTAGCTGTTAAACAACAACCTGTAATGGAAGCCTATGGTAAACCAAACAAAGAAGCCGCAAAAGCAAAGTGGATGACAGAATTTGAGAAGAGTGTAACACGCCTTAATTCAAAATTATCAGGTAAGATAGAATGGGATTCTGCAACTTATTTCTTTAACAGTGGTAAAAATCCAACTGATGCTGCCGAGCAATATGTAAACAGTAGATTAGATGAATCTATACCAGAAGAAGATTTTCTTGGCCCAGATATGACAGTCGACAACGACCCGGTAACTTCTTATCCTAGAAAAACCGTCGAGAATTACAGTGATGAGGAATTAGCGATAGAATGGGATAAACCAAGTTTTCCTAAAAAGTCCGGAGAGCGTAACACATATCGTAACATAGACGACGATGGCGACGATTATACTGAGTGGTCAATGCGTCAGGGAGAAATGGGGCGTATAGGCGTTATTGATGAATATACTGCACAGCCTGGCGTATTGAATCCTTCAAGTAAGAAATTAGATGCTATGTTTGCACAACAAGATAAAGATTATAATGAACGTAAAGGTCATAATATGATTCCTAATTTTAAAAAGGATAATAAGAATTTATCTGACGAAGAGGAAATTTTTTATGAAAATGCAACAAGCGGCGCATGTTCTTCTGGATCAGTTGCTACTGTAGTAGCTCCATTAGGCGCCACACAACGTAGAACTAAAAAATCTAAGAGCACGTATGCAAATTCAGATTCGAACTATAAATCTAGTGCTATTGGACAAGGTATATACGAAAGTAGTGTCGCAGAGGAAGAGACTAATTGCGTAATGATGGATATCGCAGCAGCATGTAGTAGAGCTTACCCAGATATTGAACCAGATACATATTTAATTCAGTACACTAATAATAACAGCGAATTAAATATAAGGTTGCTTGATAAAGCATGTCGTATTAACCATAATGTGGACTATCATACATACGTGAATATGTTTTGGCAAGAACAAACAGCTTCGACTGCATTAGATGAGGGTATTGAAAAATCAGATTACGATAAATATATGGATCATTATAATTACAGTCACGAAACTAAATCAAAGAAAAAACCACAGCAAAAGAAGCCATGGGATCAAAAGCAAAAAAGTGAAACAGCATCTGATATTATAGCAAGACGTAATCTAGAAAAGAAATTAAAGTAGAATGAGATTCTATGAATTTGTAAGTGATATGCCTATATATGATTCTGAATTAGAACATCTTAAAGAATGGTCAGTAGAACATAACAGAAACTTTACTGAATCAGTAGATGACGAAAAAGTTACAGAGATAAAGGACTTCTTTAAAAGATACATAATAGACCCAAGTAGTTTAACTATAGGTGAAAAATATTTTCCAATTGAACTTGTTACTAGGCCATTCGCTAATTTAATTGAGATGACAATATCAAATCATCCACTTACATACTTAGGAGATCACGATGAGAAATTTATCTTTAAAGGGGAAAAATTACAAATTAAAGTGCCAATCTATAAAGATTTAGTAAGTGATTTTGGACCCTTTTTAATGTTAACTACAATATATACCACCATTGCAGAATGCGAGCATTTTAACATGATATTCTTAATGCAGTTTAAAGGTAGATGGAAAATACAACAGAAGGAGTTTTTGGTATGAGATCACATGAATTTATTTTTGAAGATGAAAACGACGAGAACCCGTATGCACGAGTAAACGACGGTCAACCACATTATAAGTTTAATGCTGTTCCGAAGGAAAAGCCGTCAAAACTACAAGATTTATGCAGACTAAATAATGTAGCAGTTAGAGATATCGTATATAATCCTGATAAAGAAATGTGCCAAATAATGCAGATTGGCGAAAAAGGGTTTAAAGTATTTAATTACGAAATACCTGAAGATAAAGTCGAATGGTACGAATTAAAGATGCTAACTAAGCAAGATAAATACGGAAAACTAGTTCCACTAATAGAGAAAACAAATGACAAATAATACAAATATGAGGAAAATACTTGAGACTATCGACAAGTTTTCTGCTAAGCCAGCTATTAATGAGAATAAAACGCCTAGCACTAAACAACTAACTTCTAGGGTTAGTAGGATTAACGAATCCACATCACCACAACTTATAGCAAAATATACAAAAGACGAAGATATATATTATCTATGGAGAACAGGAGAATACACTTACCAACTGGATACTAAAGACTTTAAGAAAATAGCTAAATGGACAGAAAAAGATTTAGAGGATGTGAAAGCAGAGATCAATTCAAAAGGGTATAATGAGGATGAGCTCAGCGAAAACGCAGATAATAAGTTTGTTGGGACAGTATACCATTTAGACGAGGAAGATAAATCTAACGGCCATATGGAAGACTGCGACTGCGATGAATGTGTACGTAGATACGGATTTAATAGTGAAATAAAAGAAGATCAGACTGATAATATTTTAGAACCGTTATCAAAAGCTATCTACATATTAGGTAATAGTAATGCATATTCAAAACAAGCAAAAGATATATTTAGCTTAATTCATCATATGTTAAGAACACGTTTAATGAAGAACGATATGGAAGGCTTTACACAGGCGTATAATGATTTACAAGGACGGTACCCAGATGAATTTGATGAATTTATAGATACAGCATTTGAAAATGCTGGGCTAACACATCATGCCACAATAGAGGATTTTATAGCACTTATGTCTGAAAATAACGGAATAAGTAGTTCTGGAGACGTTAGTATCGAAGAATCTATCGACGATATAAAAGAATCGTTAGTAGCTGCATTTGAAGATTATGTAAGCAATGAAAAGTACGACTATCAAAAACTGTACCCAAAGAAAGTTACTAAACCGACAACCGATAAGAAAAAACCTAAAATAGAAAAAGCAGTTGATCCTAAATTAATTCAAGATAACTTAACTGAAAGTAGGTCAGAATTACTAGCTAACTCAATTATTGACCATATTATGGTTGATCATCCAGATCTTATTTCGTATTACGGCAAAAAATATGTAGATGCAGCTATTAAGCGTATAGCAGATACTTACGCAAACGCATCAAACCAAATATCTAAAGATATTAATAGTTTAGTAGATCAAGTAAAACATGAACTACAATGTAATATGAAACAAATAGACGAAACGGGTGCATTAACAACACTAACACCGTCAGGGGAGCGTCCTTGGAAACCATCTTTTGACGTACCTAAAAAGAAAAATCCTGCTATAGGATCTCTTGCGTTTGAAAAATTATCCAAATATGAGCAAGATAAGTTACGTAAGATAAGTGATGCTCGTGCCGAAAAACGTTATAAAATAAAAGAAGGTGCTGGCGCAAGTACAGAAGCTGTAGCGAATGCTATAGCAGCACGTTTAGATAGTAGACATCCTGAAATATTCACACGATACGGAGTAGAATATGTTTATACTGCAATTGAAGAAGTAGCATCTTTTCATGCAGGAACAGAAGAATTAGGTACTAGTGATATTAGCATTATGGTCCGCGAAGTTATTAAAGAGTTAGAGAGTAAGACAGACGCATTAGACGAATCTATTAAGGAATATACTGTATATTGTTCGCAGTGCGGTGGGGAATTTAAAAATAATGTACCAACAGGTTTCAGTCACTGTAGAGATCATGCTGGTCAACAAAACTTAGATGGGGGTGTCTATAAAGGCGACATGGATTTAGATGAGATGTCAATCAATAGAACAAAAAAGCCATCAGAGAATCGCGATCTGTGGGACAAAATAAATCGTAAGGGCGTGGTACCAAGCATTGATCGTGTCCGCTATACTGATCTATCTCATGAAGGATTAGAAGGTCCGTTCCGCGCAAAGAATGGCCAAGTATTATATTACGATCCAAAAGAAGGTAAGTATTACGATCGAGATAAAGATATGTATGTTGATCACGGATTAGACGAATCAACAAATAAAAAACCTAAATCAGACATATTTAATTTACCCATTGCATATACAGAAGATAAAGTTACAGGCGTAAAGCAAACAGATACACCATTTTTCGTTTATCAAAATCGCAAAGTTGGTTTATCTGGAAGATCAACTAAATCATTAAAAGAAGCAAAAGAATTTATACAGAATCAAACTACTCCAACTAAACATGCAGCAATACAACGACCAAATAAGCGTTTTGCAACACGAGACATAGTTGATTCGCGAGAGTTCATTGAATATGTCACCGAATTTCGTAGAAAATTAGGAAACAGTGTTTCTAATAGATATGAATCCACTGACGTTAAAAAAATATGTTCAAGTATATTTGCTAGGGCAGAACTAAGAGAATCGGCAAATCTAACTACTGCAAGGAAACAATTTATTGACAAATTTACGAGTCGTGATCAATTTGACCAAATGAATATTGCAAAAGGAAAAATGGCTTCTGTTATCGAAACTATGGTTGTTGGCAATTATATAGAATTATGGGGGTTTGTAAAGCCCAAAAAGATAACTCAAATTGAATATAAAGATAATGGCGAAATTGAATTTATTATATTTAACAATGATACATCGACTAGATATCCTAGGATTGATGCTGCATCTTACCAAGGAGAATCGATTGATCATAGTATTTTTCTTAAGGATCAACCTTCTGCAGAGCAAACTATTGTTATGCTCATGCTGGCAATACCGCACGGATTTAAACCAAAATATAACATTACCGATTACGCTGATCCAACCGATTATTCTAAAGATAATTCTAAAAAGTTAATTCCATCAAAAATCAATGAAACAAAAAGTTTATCCAAAAAAGTAAAAATCGTTTCTGGCCAATATTCCGGGCAAACTGGTTGGATAAGAGAAATCAAACACGGCGCCTTTAAAGGCGCACCAAAGAGATATTATGTCGACTTGGATAACGGAGATCAAGCAAATAACTTGTTAGGAACAGCTCTACGTCTAATTAAAGAGCCTAGCAATGAACCTATTGTCAACGAAGAATCAATTGCTGACGAGTTGTACCGTTTGAAAAGACAATTAAATTCTGCATACGATAAAGCAGTAAGAAGTAAGTTTGAGAACGATGTAGAAAATGAACAAGTTCGTATATTAAGAAGAAAAATTCAAGAGTTAAAAGGTGATATAGAACTTCGTGCTCGTGACCAAATGCAAGAGGGCGCACGTGATATTATCTCTCAAAAGTTAAAACAAATTAATGACAGAAAGAAACCGTGGCCTACACGCCAGCATAGCTCGATGCAATCTGCACTTGATAAACTGGGCGAAAAACTTGCCGATATTAAGATCGACTTTAATATGGATGATAAAAAGCCAGTTGAAGAAGATGCTCCTATTGATCAGCAAGTTGCACCATTAGTAACTACAGGAGCACCTACGCAAACAACTGCCACTAAGCCTACAGGAACTATACCGCCAGGGTCTCCGGCTACTACGCAAACCCAACAAAGTAACACGTCTACTCAACCACCGGCAGCAGGATCTACAACACCTAACCCAGCAACCAATGCTAGTACTACACCTACAAATGCTCCTGCAGGAACAACGCAAGCTCCTGCATTAACGCCAGGGCAATCTCTAGTAGCAGGATTACAAAAAGTAGCAAGCACTTATACTGGTGCTGACTCTAGTGCTCTTAAATCAGGCATAAATACGTTAGCAAATCAAGTAAAACTACCGCCAGGAATAAAATGAAAAAAATAATAAATACACAACAAGGAGTTAAATAATGTTTCTTTTTGAACTGTTTGAGACACAAACTACTAAGAATAATTTTATAAATATTACGCCAAATACGTTGCGTACATATACTCCTCTAATTAATCAATATAAGAAAATGTACGATATTCAAGATGATATTGACTTTGCGTATGATGCAAGCTCTCACCAGTTAAAAGCCATCACAGACAAGGCAAATCCTTTTATATCAGATTTAAAAATTAGAACATCTCCTGAATATATGAATAGAAGTCGTCTATCCGAAGATGAACCTGTTGTTTCTTTAGATCCAGCAGTAGATACATTAGTTGATCAATGGATTGCCAAGTTATCTGCACAAACACCAACACCAACAGCTCGTTCAGTGTCTAGTACTATAGCAAGTGTATTACATCTGAAAGCTAAAATCTCATATAATTCTGCATTAACTGTTGTTGTACAAAAACTAAGAGATTTAGGAACTGATATATTAGAGGACGAATTAAACGAAACAATAGACTACCAAAAATCTTATAGGTCAGCAATAGCACGGGCGTCTGTTGCAAAGTCGGAAGCAGAAAAGATACATTGGCGCAAATTAGCTGATAGTTATAAGATGATAGCAACTAAACAGCAACAAAGATTAAAAGAACATTACCTGGACCGTTAGGATACGGTGGTGTAGGCGGCTCCGGCCTTTGAAACACGATTCGCTACCGTAAATTTCAAAAACCGAGCAATAATAAGGAACCGTCGTGAATGACTATATAGCTCAAGGGAATAATTTGTACGTTAAAATTAATTCGGACGGACATATAACGTTGAGTTATGACGGAATTAACTGGCCTACATATACTTGGCCTCAAAATGCACCTGCTCCATTTAAATCTCGAGATGCACACTGGCAATATTATGGAATCGCTTTTGCACAAGGACACTTTGTAGCGTTTGGCAATCACATCGTTATTACTAGCACTTGTTTACCAGGTAGCGAATGGTCATCTACACTAACTACTGGTGGAATATGGCAAACAGCCTCATTTAACGGTAGTAATTGGGTATTACAAGATAATGAAGGCAGGATTGCAACCTCGGCTGGTGCTTATCCTGCTAACTGGTCGATTACAGCAGCAACTATACCAATACAAGATCTATCCGAAACAGACCCATCGACTAATTTCTAAATACTTATTCTTGGATAAAACTGTAATACGTTGTTATCATCAACAATAATAAACTTATCTTGAATTTGTTCATTTAGATATTCAACTATGTCAGATGTTGCTTCAAACCATTCTCCATTCGACCGAACTTTCTTAAACCGTTTATGTAATTCCGATTCTAACTCAAAGCCGCCAGGAAAGTAACCAAGTAATATCAACTTCTTTGCATTACCAGTAGACAAATTACTTTTTCTTTTATTTGGTCGAACAGATACCCCTATCTTAATATATTGTCCGTCCGTCATTGCATAAACAAATGGTTTATTCATAATCATATTTATGATGATTTTGATATAAAGAAAATAATTTAGTCTTGATCTAACAGACTAAGTAATATACAATAATTACTTATTAGGAGAAAAATGTATGTCCAATAGAATGTTTTCGGCTGAACAACGTGCTAAATTAACTCAATTATTCAACGAAGGAATTGCCATATCACAGGAAATAGAGGATTTGTCCGGTGGGTTAAATGATACGATTGCCGCTGTTGCAGAAGAAATGGAGTTAAAACCAGGCTTGCTTAAAAAGGCAATCAAAATTGCTCAAAAGAGCAAATGGACCGATACACAATCAGCACATTCAGATCTTGAAGATATATTAACCTGTGTAAATAGAACACTTTGATAAAAATTAAAGATGTGCTGTCTAACATCTTTAATTGGATCAAGAAAGATTATTACTCATACCCGTTACGGTTCACGCTAGAATTAATAGCGTGGATTTTTGGGTTAAGTTGTAGTCTCACTGTAGCATTAACTATACCAACCTCGCCCTTTGTCATACTTTATCCTATATGGATAATAGTAGATGCCATTTTTTCTTGGTCTGCCTGGTCAAGAAAAAGTTTTGGTATAATGGTTAATTGTTTGGTATTAGTATCTATTGACATTATAGGGTTGATTCGCGTAGTATATTTACATACAGTGTTTTAATAGTAATTCACTATTGATAAGAAAGGTTCCCCAGCCATAAGTGGGATAAGGAGAAGTTATGAGTTATATAGATGCGTTTTTAGAAAAAGATAAAGATGTTATTCACATCGTTGAACGAGATAAAACAGGTAAAAGAATATATAAAGATATATCGGCGCTGTATGAATTTTATTACGATGACCCAAAGGGAAAATATCAAACTATTTATAGAACATCAGTAAGCAAAATTACCACTAATAGTAATAAAGAATTTCGTAAAGAATTAAAGATGCAAGGAAATAAAAAAACATGGGAAGCAGACTGTAATCCTGTGTTTAAGTGTTTAGAAAAAAACTACTTGGGAGTAGAGTCTCCCAAGTTACATACGTGTTTTCTGGACATTGAAACAGACTGGAACTCTGGAGAAGATACCACGAATCCGATTGGTTATGCCCCAACGGATAATCCATACAACAAAATTACTGCAATTACCATTTACTTAGATTGGATGGATAAGCTAATTACGCTAGCATTACCTCCCAAATCATTAACCCGGGAATCTGCTGCAGAAATAGCAGCTAAATTCGATGATACTTATTTATTCCAAAAAGAATCTGAGATGCTTGATACTTTCTTAACTCTTATTGAGGATGCAGATGTATTAAGTGGCTGGAACTCTGGAGGTTACGATATACCATATATAGTAGGGCGTATCATACGTACCTTAGCTAAAAACGATTTACGAAGATTATGTTTATGGGATCAAATGCCCAGAGAACGGAAATTTGAGAAATATGGTGCAGAACAAATCACATATGACCTAATAGGCCGTGTGCATTTAGACTATATGGACCTTTATAGAAACTATACATATGAAGAACGTCATAGTTATTCACTAGATGCAATCGGAGAACACGAACTAGATGAACGTAAAGTATCTTATGAAGGATCATTAGATCAACTATATAATCAAGATTTTTATAAATTTCTTGATTATAATAGACAAGATGTAGTGTTACTAGCAAAATTAGATAAGAAGTTAAAATTTTTAGATTTAACAAACGAAGTAGCACATAGTAACACCGTACTATTACCAACTACTATGGGTACTGTTGCGTTAGTAGATCAAGGTATTACCAACGAAGCACATCAACTAGGTTATATTGTACCCAATAGACCACAACATAAATCTGTTACGACGTTTGATTCAGACGGTGAAGAAACAACTCAACAAGATCGTGCAGCCGGTGCGTATGTTGCATACCCTAAAGTTGGTATGCATGAATATATAGGTGCTATAGACATTAATTCACTATATCCTTCTACTATACGTGCATTAAATATGTCACCTGAAACTATCGTAGGTCAATTAAGACCTATAATGACAGATCAATATATTGCCAATAAAGTAGATGCTGGTGCATCTTTTTCCGGAGCATGGGAAGGTTTATGGGGGTCGTTAGAATATACAGCAGTAATGGAAATGGACCGTAATACAGAGGTTACTATAGATTGGGATAATGGAGATAAACCGTCTGTTCATTCAGCTAAAGAGGTATGGAGCATCATCTTTGAGAGTGGTCAAAAATGGATGCTTAGTGCTAACGGTACTATTTTTAAATATAACTACGAAGGTATTTTACCGTATATGCTTGCTAAGTGGTATTCAGAAAGAAAAGAACTTCAAGCTAAGAAAAAAGCTGCCACCGAAAAAGAAGAAATATTATTTTGGGACAAAAAACAACACGTAAAAAAAATTCTATTAAATTCGGCATATGGAGCCGCGTTAAACGCACATTTTAGATACCACGATTTTAGAATTGGGCAAAGTACTACATTAACTGGGCGTATTATTACTAAACACATGACGTCCTTTATTAATGAATGTTTAACTGGCGTCTATCAATATGACGGCAACGCCGTCATATATTCGGATACTGACAGTGCATATTTCTCAGTGTGGCCAATTATTAAAGATGATGTTAAAGCAGATAAAATGGAATGGAATAAAGATATATGTGTTCAACTGTACGATGGAATAGCTGAGCAAGTAAATGAAAGTTTTCCAGCTATAATGGAAAAACAATGTCATTGTCCAAAAGATCGCGGGTCATTGATTAAGGGTGGACGAGAACTTATTGCAACAAGTGGAATATATGTAACAAAAAAACGTTATGCTGTGTTAGTATACGATTTAGAAGGTACGCGATTAGATCAACTAGACGAGACAACAGCAAAGAAAAAAGGTATTCATTATGGCTTAGGAAAAGTAAAAGCTATGGGTCTCGATTTAAAGCGTAGTGATACTCCGAAGGTAGTACAGGAATTTTTAAGTCGCATCTTACTTGATACTCTATTACACAAACCGCGAGAGAAAGTAATAGAACATATTATTGAATTCAAATTATCATTTGCTAAACTCCCAGCGTGGGAAAAAGGTACGCCTAAACGTGTAAATAACTTAACTAATTATATCGAAACAGAAGAGCGCGAAGGTAAGTCGGGTATGCCAGGGCATGTCAGGGCAGCATGGAACTGGAATAACTTAAGAAAAATGTATAATGATAATTATTCTCTTAAGATAGTAGACGGAATGAAGATCATCGTATGTAAGTTGAAGAATAATCCACTAGGATATACAAGTGTTGCTTACCCAATTGATGTCTTGCATATACCAGATTGGTTTAAAGACTTGCCATTTGATAATGCTTTAATGGAAGCAACTATTGTAGATAAAAAAGTGGAAAACTTATTAGGCGTATTAAAGTGGGATTTGGCAAATTCAACACAAACGAATTCAACGTTTGATTCTTTATTTAGCTTTGTGTAAAATATTTACCAAAAGTATTGCTTTTACGTAAGCAAGAAATGTATTATTAACAACATAACATAACATATTTAAGGAGAAGTTAATGAGTATTAGAGATTACTTGCAGGATATAGTTCAACATACGTTTGTATTAGGGAATATTGTATTAGTTAAAATAACAGGAGACGAGAATGAAACTGTCATTTCTGCTCTAGCAGACGATCGAAGCGTACTTGTATCTGCAACCACAAAGAAAGTTGTACCTGAGTTTATTGGGCAATTTGGTATGCCCAATCTCAATAAATTAAATGTTATATTAGGTATTCCGGAATATAAAGAAAATGCCAAAGTAACAGTAACAAGCCAAGAACGTAACGGAACATCTGTATTATCTGGGTTACATTTTGAGAATAAATCAGGCGACTTTAAGAACGATTATCGTTTTATGAGTGCGGAATTGGTTAATGAACAACTTAAAACAGTTAAGTTTAAAGGAGTTAAATGGGACGTTGAGTTTGCACCAGCAGTACAAAATATTAATAGACTAAAGTTCATGTCTTCAGCTAATAGCGAAGAAACTACGTTTATTGCTAAAACAGAGAAAGATCAACTAAAGTTTTACTTTGGTGATCATAGTTCTCATGCTGGCAATTTTGTATTTGCAGACGCTGTTTCGGGAGCTGTATCTAAAGGATATCATTGGCCAGTAGCTGTTATACAAAGTATTCTTAACCTCCCTGGAGATAAAGTATATCGTATTAGTGACGAAGGTGCAACACAAATAACTGTTGATAGTGGGTTAGTAGATTATTGTTTCACATTACCTGCAATGCAAAAGTAAATCATGATCCATATTAAACAATGGGGTAAAGAGTTTGTGCATAACTGTGTATGTCACCCGTTACTACCGTTCCTGCCAAGAAAGTTTGCTTATGAATGGCATGACAGGAATGGTAAATGGGCCTTTAATATAAAGGAATAATAAATGAGTAATTTAGATTTGCTTAACCCAATAACCGACTATAACTTCATAGAAAAGAAAAAGACTTATATGATAAGTGGGATATATTTCAAATTATGATAACAGAGTATATTGCTGACAAAAGTTATTGTCAAACGATTATGCTTTGATCGGTGAGATTTATGCTGCAATATCGGACTATGTCTTACAAACCCAAGATACTGAAAATATCAAAACTGGTTAGAAGAGCATAGGATACGTATTATGGACGCACATGAATAAGTTACAAAACAATAAAGGTAAAGTAATATGCCAAGTATTTCTACATACGTAGATGTTGAGTTTGAATTACATAATATTGACGTAGATGATTTAATTGATGAGCTTGAATCACGTGGGTTTACTGTGATGGATAAAGATGACAAATTAAAACAAAATGTAATTCCTCTTTTTTATGATAAAACCGGTAAACCAATGGGCGACTTACTTGAGTTATTGTATTATGCTTACACCACCAAAAAACACGACGTAACAGACGAGCTATTAAAACAACTATTTTACGAAACACTAGGACGTATAGCTTAATATGATAAGTTATCGAAAAATTTACGAACATCATTTCGGTCATATACCAAAAGAAGCAAACGGAAGAACGTATGAAATACATCATATAGATGGTAATCATTATAATGATCTACCTGAGAATTTAATAGCAATGACTATTCAAGAACATTATAACATACATTATGCTCAAGAAGATTGGGCAGCATGTCTTGCCATTTTAATGAGAATGGATAAAACACCTGAAGAAATATCAAAAGAGTGTAGTGTTTTATCCAGCAAAAATGCACAAAAAAGAGTTGAAAATGGAACGCATAACTTTTTAAGAGACAAAAATCCTAACAGTAGACGTCTTGCAGACGGAACAAGTTATGCTTTTGACAGAGTTAAGAATGGCACTCTTCCTTCGTTACGTAGGGCCGACGGTACAAGTTTAACACAAGAACAAGTCGCTAAGGGGATTCATAACTTTCTTGGCGGAGCGTACCAATTAGCTCAATTAGAATCTGGAACACACACAACTCAAATAATAAAAACTTGCCCATACCGTAATAGAGAATTTAATGCGCCAATATACGGTCATTTGCACGGCGAAAAATGTAAACTAAAAGGATTAAATAATGGTAAATAAGAATATTGCACAAGTTGATTTAACAGCAAGACAAGAAAGGCCAGACGGGCTACCAAACACTGCGATTTATCTGCCAGCTTTGAGCTCATTTTTTTCATCCACGTTAGCAAAATATACTGATGCTATAAATGCAGATCCAAAAAGGATGCCTATCGCTTTTAATAATGGGTACGAAGGTCTAAATTGGTTAGATAAATCTCAAGGCTATTTCCATTATAAATGGTTACTTTACAGCGCGGGACATGCCAACATTGATATAACCGAAATAAGCCCAAAAGAAAGTATGATCAGAGATCGTGATAGACAGCATAGCTTTGTTTTGGGCGATAGTGGGGGATTCCAAATAGGTAAAGGAGTATGGGAAGGTAAATGGAAAGATCCATCTTGCCCTAAAGCATTATCTAAACGCCAACAAGTATTATCTTGGTTTGACAAATATATGGATTATGGTATGTGTTTAGATATTCCTGTATGGGCGTGTAACGTACCAGGAGTACCTGAAAAAATTGGAATTTATTCATATCAAGATGCAGTAGATGCAACTATTATTAACAATGACTATTTTATACAGCATAGGACCGGAGAATGTAAATTACTTAATGTTATGCAAGGTGAAAGTTTAGATGAAGCCAATGCATGGTATGATACCTTTAAAAAGTACTGTGACCCAATACAATACCCAGAAAAACATTTTAATGGGTGGGCAATGGGTGGGCAAACTGTAACTGATCCCGAACTAATGTTAACTAGGTTAGTTAACATCGTATATGACGGATTATTACAACAAGGAAAACATAATTGGATACACTTTTTGGGTTTAGGTAAATTACCCTGGGCATGTTTTTTAACTGATGTCCAAAATTCATTACGTAAGTACCATAATCCAGATGTTACTATTAGTTTCGACTCAGCTTCGCCATTCTTAATGGTAGCTAACGGCGGAATTTACATTAACATGGTTACACATGATAGAGGTAAATGGTCAACTATTATGGATAGATCTATTGATGATCGTAAATTTTCGTCAGATACTAGACTCTTCAGCGAAGTATTAAAGGAAGAGAAAAAATATAAGCAATTTGATGAATCTCCAATTAGTTTAAGATGTAAGTGTAACGACATCTGTTACTATAAACCAGGAGATGTTAATAAGTTAGGAAAAGTAGGACGAACTAGTTGGGATATGATTAGTTATGCAGTACAAATGTGTCATAATGTATTTGCACATGTTGACTCTGTACAACGTGCTATCGTAAAATATTTAACCGAAGATATTTACCCATCTCAACTAATGCATGAAAAATTTCATTCTAAGGAAATGGTATTTAGAGATGTAGTTGATACTATATTTGCGTGTAAAACTAAAGCTGAAGCAATGGCTATTGTTAAACATAATCAACCATATTGGATGAAATTGAGTGGTAGCAGAGGGTTTAGGGGTAAAAGGACAATCAACGCCACTACTAAATTTAAAACATTATTTGAAGTAATAGATGAATCGCCAAAAGTAAAATCATTATCCTCTGCTGAGGAGTTTGACAATATTGGAGAAGAATCTGATTATAATGGTGTTTTTGATCAGAATTTGGACAAACTAGAGCATGACTTATTTGAAGAAATGTAGTACAATAATTTAATAACTTTTAAAGGATTAACGTAATGGCAAAACGATTTGAAACAACCATGTTTGGACTCCCTATTATTATGCGCCACGATTATGAGGATAAGGTTCTCCAAGAAAAACTTAAAGAATATCAAGGAAAGTCTTATAACGCATTTACACATTTCTTAACCAATGTACCAAATTTTAAATATGATAGTTTTTTGGATGTGGGTTGCGGAGACGACTGGGTTGTTAATATGGCAAAAAACGAGTTTAAGGTGTCAAAAGGTATTGACCTTTTTATCGAAGATAACGAATATGACAACGTAGTGAAGTCGGATTGGAACACTATGTCAAAGGACGTATTCAACAGCAATAGGTTTAATGCTATTTTTATTAATCATAGCATGGAACATGCTGCTAATGTATATCAATTAATGGAGCAAGTAACTTCATTACAGAAGAAGGGCGATAGCTTATTTGTTGCAGTACCTGATGGTAATACACCATTTGGCTATGCTATTACTAGCTCAACGACACATTTTTCGTGTATTACTGAAGGTTACTTACGCACTACATTGCAACGTTTTGGGTATATGGTAGAAGTAGAGGTTAAAGAGCTACGCCCAGGTGCTCGAGAACTTTGGAGTTATGCGATTAAGATGACAGATTAATAACCAATTATCTTGTAATTTAATACTATAAACTTGTAATATTAACTATATAACTAATTGGAGTAACGAATGAGCAACACCACAGTATCTCTTATGTTTTCTGGAGGTTTGGATTCTTTAATTTCTTATCATTTTGCGTTAAAAACTGGACATATACCGCAAGCAATACACGTAGATTTAGGGCATCCGTATTCAAGTTTTGAAAATGAAGCTATTAAGGTAGCAGAAGAGAAATTTAAAATAGATGTCACACGTATTGATATGAAGTCGCTGTATCCTGCTATTGAAAAAAGGTTATCTAATCAAATAATTCCGAGTCGTAACGTATTACTTGCTACTATAGGATCTATGTTTAATTCTACAGTATGGATTAATGCTCTCGACGGCGAAGCCAATGGTAAGGAGCATGATAAATCTTATCGTTTTTTTGCAGATAGTTCAGAACTACTTAGCTTTACTAATTCGTTTTTTCAAGATCATACTAATGTAACAAGTCCATTCTTACATCTATCTAAAGCAGAAACGATTAAGTGGGCTTTAGAAAATAGTTTATCTAAAGAAGATTTATTTAATACCGTAACTTGTTATTCAGGAACACATAAGAAATGTGGACGTTGTCTTACTTGCGTAAAACGGTATATGGCATTTAAATTAAATGGTGTTGAAGAACCAGGTTATGATTTTAACCCTTTAGAATCTCCGTATGCAGAAGAACTTGCTATAGAAATGCAAAAAGCAATTGATAATAATGACCATAGTAGGTTTAATCAAAAACGTATTGCTGAATGGTTAATGTTAAAAAATAACCAAGTATATTAGTATGGAAAAAGTATTATACATTACTATTCCTTTAGATATTTCACATGCAAATTCAGAAATAATACTTAAATTTACAAAAGAGATAAACGAAGAATATTGGATATGTAAAGCAACCGACGAATGTATAACTGATATGAATAGGTTATTAACTTTTGAAAAACAAAAAAGAGAGATAGAGTTTAATATTAAGAGTGGTCAAAGTAAAAATAAGTTCATTTAACGTGTAATAATTTAACCAAGTAATAGGAGAGTAACAATGAATGACAAAACAGTGCATCGTGCAAAAGTAGCAAGTTATAATGTGAAGTACTTACGGATGAAACCAGAAGTAAATCAAATTTTTAACGATCTTGAGGAATTTAGAGATTTTGTGCGTATGCAATACCCACAAATTGCATTTAACGAAGCAGACTTGTATCGAAATTCAAGTCCGGTTTGGCAGAAGTTTATCCGTCGGAAAAATAAACCAGCTCATCTACTTAGAAAGTAAGTATGGCAGGAACGTATGCTAAAGTTATACCTGATGTAGCAACTACTCATCGAATAGCTGCTATATTAGATCTATTTAATATAGAAAATGCCGCAGCTCCATGCGATCTACATGTTACCGTTGTCTATAGTAAACAGGAATGTGCATCAGTTAAAGATATTAGTGTGCCAACACCAATAAAAGCATCTGGTGCATCTCTTCAATTATTTCCAAATGCTGATGGATCAAAATGTTTAGTGGTGGAATTAGATAGTCCTGCATTGCAGGAATTACATTGGTTATGTAGAAATGAACATAATGCATCGCACGATTATCCAACTTATAGGCCACATATTACACTAAGTTATGACTATTCTGGCGAAATAATACCAAATAGTTCTTTACTTGGACACTTTCATACATTATACTTTAATCAATATGTAGTAGAACCATTAAATGTAGACTGGGAATCATATTGAAGTTATGCGAGGTTCGCCTGTGATGGAGAGAATGACCAACCAAGTGTTTAAGAATAATTTTTATACTAAGGAATAACATGTTAATATCAGATCAAATTAAAAATAGGATTATAGAAGCAGGTGCAGACTTCCATGCTAACAATAACATATCTGCTTATATTAAAGATGGAGAACTTGATCAACTAAAGCACGAACTAACTGAAAAATTTCAAGCGGTATTAAAAAGTTTGGTTATTGATGTCGAAAATGACCCTAATTCCAAAGGAACAGCAAAGCGTCTTGCTAAAATGTATGTTGATGAAATTATGTCAGGACGTTATAATGCCCCGCCAAAAGTTACATCATTTCCAAATACCGAAAAACTCAAATATGAAGGTATGCTTGTAGTTAGGTCAGAAATAAAATCAATGTGCAGTCATCACCATCAACCAGTAACTGGGATTGCTTATATTGGAATTATCGCAGCTCATAAGTTAATTGGACTTTCAAAATACACACGACTAGCACAATGGTGTGCAAGACGCGGAACATTACAAGAAGAATTGTGTAATGATATTGCAGATGAGATTGCTAAAGCAACAGGAAGCGAAAATGTTGGGGTATATTTACAACTTCAGCATGGGTGTTGCTCCAATAGAGGAATTATGGCACACGATAGTACGACTCAAACAACAGTATTGCGCGGAGATTTTTTTAATAGACCAGAGACACGAAAAGAGTTCTTTGATAATATTCATTTACAAGCAATACATAACAACAAATATTAAGGAGCATAATGTTTATTAAGTTACGAAAGAAATTTATTAATTGGTTACGTATATCAGATGAATATAACGAGGAAGGATATCGTTATAATATTCGTTCACTTGATGAAGACACTATAAAGAAAGTATCTAAATATAATGTCAAAGTTAAAACTAGATCATCGACTCATGGTATGGTTAGTAAGACACAGTCTGACACAGATCAAGTAAACATAGACTCACGAGGCATTACTTTTTCAGTGTATCCTGGAATAGGAGGCATTGCAGTTGAATCTAAGACATATAACACACATAGTGATGAATGGGAAACTTCTTTGCATATAGTACCCGACGGTGCAGAATTAAGTGATACACTAGCACATATTATTACTATGCAAGCTTTAAGACACAAATGAGTTGTTACACTGTAACTATGTTTGAATCGATAAAGTTTGATCAAGGCACCGTATTTTGGTTAATTAACTCTGGTGCAAAGTTTGATGTAGACAAAGGTAAACTAGAATCTATACCAATATGTACAGGATATGCAACTACCTACGTTTGCGGGAAAGTAAATCCAACCCGCGTAACTATATACGATGAACAAGTTTCTCTATTATTCCGTTTGAAATATACAGAAGCAATAGTAACAGCTATTCACATTTTTGACGAAAAGATATGTTATGACCTTTGAAGAGTTCGAGAAAATAGTAACAATATGTTATGCCTGTAGTGTAGAGGTTGAGATGAGAAGAAAAAAACGTGTATTGGTAGAAAAACCAATAACAGCAGAACAGGCTTTGCATCTTATTGCTGCAGAGTTTGGTTTTGAACTCGTACCCGTTCCAACAGAGGCAGACAAATAATGCACCATCATAGTCTACATAACATACCAAAGGACGGCGAATGGCATCATTTTGTTACAACTGTTAATACCACATTTGTACGTTGGGATCTAAAATTATCATCTTGGATTGTTAAAGAAGTGGATGAGGATAGCAAATTACCATTAATAGCTCAATACTTAGATAAGGAAATATATGCCAAAAAGTAAACTAATAGATAATAGTATTGACGACGACGATGATAAAAATGAAGATTCAACACCAAAGAAAGTTATTTTTGCACCCAATTGTTTTGATGAGTTTGAAGGAACGCAGGAAGAATTAGATAGTTTAATAGCTCATATTACTCAATTAGCAGAAAGCGGGGAATTAGAAGCTAATTTAGATGAAGTATCAGATGATGTTATAAACGATTTACGTGAGCTCATAGACCAAAAGTCTTCACTTGATAATAAACGTACAGTACATTAAGAAAGGAACACAAGCATGAATGTTAAAAAAGAATATATTTCATTTGATGAAGTAAAAGGTTACTGCCTTGATATCGCAGTACAAATGATTGAGGACAACTGGAAACCAGAACTCATTATTGGTATAACTAGAGGGGGAGCATTACCGGCTGTTTTACTTAGTCAGTTTTTTAAGTGTAAAATGATAGGACTCGATGTTTGTTTAAGAGATAATGCAGACTTTGATATGGGTCCTGAATCAAATTGCTGGGCAGCAGAATTAGCTATGGATAGCAAGAAAATACTTATCGTCGACGACATAAACGATACTGGGGCAACTATTAATTGGATTATCAACGACTGGGATTACGATAAATCGTATAATGCCATGTGGGGAGACAATGTTCGTTTTTCTACTATTGTACAAAACGAGAGTAGTAAAGCAATGGTTACTCCGCAATATTACGGGTACGAGGTTAATAAAGCAGAAAATGATGTTTGGATTGAATTTCCTTGGGAAAATTGGTGGAGAGTAGATCAAAAAGTATGATTTCCGCAGATTATTATGCTAAACGGCTAATGTGTGCAGTAAATAAAACATTAACACCCACAAAACAAGAACAAATGTGGTTAGTGTTAAATGGAAAATGCCCGCATAATAAAGGTTGGAAGTATGAAGGTCATAGCCATAACGACGATGCATATAGATGTAATAGATGTGGCGAAATAGAATGGTATTAAAAGTATATCGAGGAGTTAATATATGTCAAATAGAATAGTTGTGGGTAAAGAAGTATCTAAATTAACAACAGAACAAAAAAAAGCAAAAACATTTATACAAAAGGTTATAGGAAGTGCCAAAGAAGAACTCTGTGGCGATGAATATAGTGCAGTATATAAAATGCTTGAATTAATAGAACCAATAGAAGTATCTAATAATCAACGAAATATAACATCAAAGTACCGTATAGGAGATATTGAATACCATTTATACGATTTATCCGACGGCAGTAAAGAAATATATAAGATTATCTCAGAAGAAGCTAAAGAAGAACGAGAAGATGAATTACCTAGAACACTAGCTGATGCTATAGAAAACAACTTAGTGCCGTGGACAGAGTACTTACGTAAAGACTTTCATGTAGCAGTCTTCATAGATAATAAAAAAAATAATAAACTTATCTTTGCACCGCAATATAATACGTATGGTGTATTACGTGACTGCTTTAGTGATGCTACTAATATGGGTCAAGCCAAAGTTGAAAGTAAAGAATGGAAGTCATTTAAGATTAAACATGGGGTTACTCCAGGGAAAAAGAATATTGATTGGCCACATGTTGTATTGACATGGAAAGATTAGTATGATTACACCTTATCAAGATGAAGTTCTAACTATATTAACAGAAGAGTGTGGAGAAACTATTCAAGAAATATGTAAAATTAAACGTTTTGGTTTATCTAATCATAGTCATCATGTAGAAGGAAAAACTCATTTAGAGTGTCTCACACAGGAATTGGGAGATCTACTAGCAATGATACAGATGATTAAGGAATCAAATATTGGCATAACAGACGAAGGACTAGCAATATGTAAACAGAAGAAATTAGATAAAGTAGTTAAATGGATGACGCATAAAAACCAATTAATCCAATTTTAGACGAAATACATCGATCAAAGGTACATTACGGTGAAAATAAAGTTGCATTGGCCATAGAAAAACGTTATACTTAGCACAACAACAGTTAGGTAACTACAAAATTATGACAAGAATAAACGCTGATATAGATCCAACCACATTAAAACGCCCACATTTGTTAGCAGAGTTGCGTGAAATAACTATGATCCCTGCTTCGTTACGTAGAAGTTTAAGGACAAAAACTATACAAAAAATATTGATTAGTATTCCCGATAAATTCACACTAGGAAGTGGGCATGTCCTTTATTTCTATAATAAATTAAAATTTTTACAGAAAAGATTTAATAGATTAGCAGATGAAATGGAACGTAGAGGCTATAATCCGGATAGATCTCGCATTGCTGCTTTCGATGGGTTTGATAAAATTTGGTATGGTGTGTGGATCGCAACAGATGAGGATAATGCTATAATTGTAAAACGTATAGCCGAAAGAATAGCTGCAAAACCTCATCTATATAAAGACTAAATAATGATTTCTTCAGAAAACATACATAAGTTCTGTCGGAACTACTATGTTGCGACGTTCGATATAGATTATTCAACCTATAAACAAAGCCAAGTCTCATATCAATGAGAAGCGAAGGTATGGATAAGCTTATTAACCAATTAACGACGGTAGATCTAGTGCTAGCGAAAAAAGAAAAAGAAAAAGAAAAAGAATTAAGGAACTTATATACTGCGGTGCAAAAAGCGTATGACGAGTATCAATTATTATTAGCAATTACAATTAAGGAGAATATATGAGTTACAAATGGGTTATTGATAAATCATTTACGTTTGAGGCCGGACACAGAGTTTGGAGCCAACAGCTAAATAATCCCGAGTTAAGTATTAGTACAGAATGTGCCTGTAAACATTTGCATGGACATTCGTATGTGATTAAGGTATTCTTAGGTGCAAATAGACTTGATGATAGTCAAATGGTTACAGATTTCAAAAACTTAAACTTTATGAAAGAATTTTTAGATGACGTATTGGATCATAAATTTATAATTGATGTGAACGACCCACTTTTTAAGAGGATAACTGGTAAGATAGCACCAAGTAGTATTAAAGACTTTACAAATTTTGGCTCTTTCTTAAGAGGTAGTATAGATGAAGATGGTACTATATGCTTACTCAATGAAGATCAACTATTAGATAGTTTTGTATTAGTAAATTTTGTACCCACCTCTGAAAATATTTGCAAATACCTGTTTGACTATGCACGCGATATTATTGGTAATGTAGCTACAGTAACAGCAGTTGAATTATGGGAAACCAAAAAATCGCATTGCAGATACGAAGTGTAATTGTGAACAAGTATATTAACACATACGAAACCTTTTATCGTACTTTCTTAGTGGCGATGATACATTAAGTAATGACGGTGAGCGTTTATGGCAAGGGTTAGTGAACAGAGGAAACACTGTATCTGTATTTGATACCATGCAGAACCAATACGTATTAGATTATGTAAAAGATAAACAAGAACTAGAACAGTATTTAGGCAATGCTGATAAAAGAGGTACGTATTTGTATTATCAGAAACAGTATTATCGTCTAGAGAAATATTTACAACCTTTGGAATAATGGAAATTAAGCGTAAAGCAAATTGGCCGTTATTTGATCATCTGTTAGAAAGGAAATAAAATGTTTGGATTAAGAATAACAATATCTGGACCCGGGCAAACGTTTGATGTTGAAATAGAATACATTAAACGTGTGCTAGAAGAAATGGGTTGGGAAGTAAGTGTAAAAGATGAATTTAGAAAATCTTTGTCTGATGTAGAATTCGAACACGGAATTTCACTTAGAAAAGACATTAACGTAAATTCAACAATAGAGCATCATGCAGAGATTATAGCAGATCATTGCTGCTGGGGAGGATAACTAATGAGTAAAATAAAAGTATCAGAAATTTTTCGTGCACTTCAGGGTGAAGGCAAATATATGGGGGTTCCAAGTGTATTTGTACGAACGTTTGGATGTAACTTTCGATGTAGGAACTTTGGAAGATCAGGTGTAGATTACTTAGATGATACAGTTAAACGGAATCCAGAAGTAAACAACATAATAAAGAATATTAATATATATAAGTCATATAGTGATCTACCTTTAGTTAAGTCGGGATGCGATTCTTACCCTGCTGTATATCCAGAATTTAAGAATCTAAGTCCGTCTTTTACAACAACAGAATTATCGGAGAAGATAGTTGATATACTTCCAAATAAACAATGGAAAGACGAGCATTTAGTTATTACCGGAGGAGAACCATTACTTGCAGGATGGCAGAACTCTTATATAGATTTACTAGAAGAGAAGACGATGCTATCTTTAAAGGAACTCACATTTGAAACTAACGGAACACAGGGTTTATCAACAAACCTACGTGACTATTTAATTAACTGGGGTAGAGATAACGAGTATAGAGGTATCAATGCTATGACCTTTTCGGTAAGTCCAAAACTAAGTTGTAGCGGCGAAAGTAAGATAGAAGCTATAAATCCGGATATCGTATGTTCTTATGAAGAAGTTGGTGCTACTTACTTAAAGTTTGTTATTGCCACTAATTTAGACGCGGAAGAAGCATTAGAAGCAGTTTATATGTATAGACAAGCAGGTTTTGAAGGTCCGGTATATTTTATGGCTGTGGGCGGAGTAACAGACGTATATAACTTAAATAATAAAAATGTTGCAGAGTTAGCATTGAAACTTGGAATTAGATATAGTTCTAGAATTCAAGTTGAGCTATTCAAGAATGCATGGGCAACTTAATTTAATACAAGGAGTTAATCAAAGTGCTTAAATTATCATATGACGAATGGCGTAAACATTATACTGTCGATATAACAGAGGATGCTATTGAAGACTTGCAACGTCTACATAAAGTCGACGCAAAATTTGAAATAGAAAAAGCAATGCAATTTGAGTATGACTTATATCTAAGTAAACAACAAAAGGATTCTAAATGAAAACACTAAAGTTTGTAAAACCAGAGTTAGTTACAACAGAGTTTCGATGGCCAAACGACGTAACACGTATCGTAAATATATGTGCTAACCAGGGATATATTATCTCACGTGCAGATGCACAAGCAGCATGGGAAGAATACTCAGATGGATTAGCGGCATGTTGGCTTATGTTAGACGATAGCGACAATGCTGTTTTAACTACTGTAATGGAATACTGTAAGGCGGAGGGATAAAATGGGTTTATTTGATAAAATTTTTAAAAAGAAAAATGTAACTCCTATCATACAAACGGAGCCTATATTACCTGTACCAATAAAAAAACCTCGGGCTAAAAAGAAAAAAGTTTCTACCGAAACTACTGCTAAGGCTAATAACAAGCAAAAGAAAAAAGTAGAGTTTGATCCTATACCAAAGCTAACAAGCAAGGAAATTGAAAAAGCAGAAGCTACACAAAAAGGGGAACCGTGGGTAAGTGTATTGGACTTTGAAATTAACATAGATAATTTATCAGACGGGTCATTTGAGCTTGATTGGAATGAAATTTTTATTGCAAAGTTGATTAGAGCAGGATATGCAGGAAAAACTGATCACGATATTGTTGACCTTTGGTTTTCTGACGTATGCCGTAATATAATTCAAGAGAATTTCGAACAAGCAATGAGCGACCCACTTAATCGGTCCGAAAAAGGGCGCGAATACTAACAGAATGAGAGCGCACGAATTTATTGACCCATACGACTTCCGACAACGTATCAAAGATAACTGGAAATTCCTCACTGCACCCCAAATTGGATCTGTCATCTATGGGCAATGATCCGGTCTAACTGTTTATGATACTAGTGTGCGAACAAGAAAGAAATGGGTCAAATAAGTAAGATGTGGAGCGATCATCGTCACGAATATGTATTTGTTGCATTAAATGGGGATGTGTCCACAAACCGAAAAGCAGAAGGCCGAACGTATCGTGAAGTGTTGGACGAAGCGATAAGTGAATACCCATGAGGGAACGACCCCAAGGGGGAGGTTGCGCCGTACTACCTGACAACGGTACCGCCGAAAGAATGCAGTATTTAGATACCGAGACATATTAATAACCAATCCGCTTGCCCTTTACCTGATTTCTTACTACAATTATAATATGACACAACGATACTTACTCATCGACACGATGAACACTTATTTTCGCTGCCTCCACATATCAAATCATTCAACTGATATTGAAGAGCGCGTAGCTTACGCGATACATTCTATGTTGCAATCTATAGCAGCAGCATGGCGTGACCAAAACGCAAACCACATAATTTGCTGTTTGGAGGGACACAGTTGGCGTAAAGGTTTTTATCCTAGATATAAAGCACATCGAGAAGTTGCAAGACAAGCTACTACGGTCAAGGAACAACAAGAAATGAGGGCTTTTCTCGACGGATACGCAACACTTGTAACTTTTCTAGAACAAAAAACTAATGTATCTATGTTACAACATGATCAATTAGAAGCAGACGATCTTATTGCAGGTTGGATACAAAACCATTTAGATGACCATCATACTATCGTAAGTTCAGATTCCGATTATCATCAGTTACTAGCAGATAATGTCAATCAATATAATGGTGTTGCGAGCGAACTTCATACTATTACTGGTATTTACGACAAGAAAGGTAAGTTAGTTATTGACAAGAAGACGAAACTACCTAAAAAAGTACCTAACCCTAAGTTTATACTGTTCGAAAAACTGGTTAGGGGAGATCCAGGAGACAATGTGTTTGCTGCTTATCCTGGTGCTAGGATAAAAGGTTCTAAGAATAAGATAGGTATCACAGAAGCATTTGAAGATAGAGATAATAAGGGTTTTAATTTCAACAACTTTATGTTACAACGTTGGGTAGATCACGAGGGTAACGAGCATAAAGTAATTGATGATTTTTATCGTAATGAAATTCTTATTGATTTAACAAAACAACCAATTGAAATAAGAAAAATTATCGACGATACAGTATTATCAGTGAGATCAAAGAGTAACCCCATGATAGGAGCACAGTTTCTTAAATTTTGCGGAACACATAATTTAACAAAGTTGTCAGAGCAAGCAACTACTTATGCTACGATATTAGGATCTCCATATCTAGGGAATAGATAACTATAATGATTAGAGCTTTTCTCTTAGGTAGTGAAGATTATTTAGGTTTCATTTGTTCGAAAAGCAAGATAAAAGGAGTTCAATATGAGAGTAAATGAAATAGTTCAACCGTTAGACGAGTATAAAATAGTTGTTACGCTAGAAAAACCTTAGAAGAAAAAATTTATCATTGCGGGAAATATCCCGTAAAGTCGAAACTGGAGAAATAGTGTTATCTGAAGAAGATATAAAAGAAGGACAAAAATCATTAGGTGAATTAAATCAAGCACTATATAGCGATATGTGAAAGCCTTTATCATAAGATTGATACCCTTAAACGACAATTAGACAACGATAATATTGCTTTGGTTGAAATGTATTTAGGAAACCTGTTACTTACCGCTACCGAAGATGAAATAATACGAGATGCAAACTCAAGTGATGCTGAGACTATTATTAATTTGAGAAAATATCACAGTAGAATGAAAGCAAACGTAAAAGATGTTCGCTTATATGTTTTAAAAAAGAAAGAATGTAGCGGATTATCAAATGTCGATCTGTTAAAAAGACTTAGTCATATTGAAGCTAAAATACTACAAATGTGTGAACAAGCATGTGTTCAGCATTACCAAGATATGACCGGAAGGGTTAGTTTTCCAGGAAAGAAACAAGGATGAAAATAGTGCGTAATTAGTTGACTTACGCTAACCAAAATAATTGACATACAATAACATTAGTGTTAATATATTATTATCAAATTTAACAGTAACTTTAAGAAAGGATTTTAAAATGAAACTTAACGAGTTTTTGTCTGTGTCAAATAGTCAAGTGTGCGGCGGCTCTGATTATTTATGGAATTGCTACCCAAATGCACGTTATATGGATATTGCCGATATCGATGGTGCCGAGATTGGATCTTGTGTGTTTAATACCAACACACAAGAAGTATACGAAGCAGAAGCCTATGTATATAACGACGATATTGCATTTAGGTGGCAAAATGCAGCGTATACTAATGCTTATTTTGAAGAATCTAACAAAAGAGAATTAGATCCGGACAACGCATACGACGATGTACAATTTACAGATATTGATGATGAACAAGACTTCTTAGCTGTTTTATTTAAAATCGTACATAAATCGTATGTACATACACATTATCACGACGTAGAGACAACGGATACATGTTGCGGGTCATGTACTGGTAAATGTGATAATTCAAAAAAGGATTCCAACGAAGCAGACGCTATCCCAGTAGTATTAAAAGACGTTACTAATTATACAAAATACGAAGTTAAGTTATCCGTTACACATCGTTTTAGTATTCTCGCATGTAATATGGAAGAAGCTCTTATTAAAGCTAGAACATTTACAAATAGTATGTCTCCTGCTAAAGATTGGGGTTCCAGAGTATGTTGGGAAGATAAATACATATCAAAAGAAGAAGTAGCTCGTACTTTAGCATACGATCATATTGAGGAATAAGATATGGATAGGCGTAAAGGTCCATGTTCAACGTTATTTTATATAATAATCGCTATAATTGGTCTAGTAGTTGCTTTAGCAGCAAGTTTTATTCGTAATGGGATAGTATGTAATTAACAAAACACGGAGATGAACATTGGGGAATATTTTTATTCAAGTAATGGCAATGATTCAGTTTATCAGCGTCGTAGTAATATTATTAATATTTGTTAGGGGAAATAAGCGATGAATATAAAAGATGCAAGTAAGATACTAGGATTTGCAATAGTATTTATTTTGTTTATTGAACCGAGAATTATTGTATCCTCGTTTGCGTTAGATTAGCATGATACGAAAATATACAAAACAACAAGCATTACGAGAATGCTACCTCAAATGAAAACGCAAATTTCTAATATGGCGTATATCAAAGAAATAATTACGAGGACATAATGAATACCTTTAAGGTTGATATTGTAGTTACTGGTTTAGCAGGATCAGGCAAGTCACGTATTGCACAACTTATTGCAAATACGTTACGAGAACACAAAGTTAGAGTATTAGTTAACCACGAAGACGGGGAAACTGAAGATATATATTCTGATGGATTAGCTAATAGTGTAAAAAACATTGCAAAACATTCAGTTGTTACTATATCAGAACAATCCAAAATTCCTAGGAGAAGATCATGACTACAGAGACATTCTATAAAAAGATTGGTGGGAAATATATCCCGTGCAAATATTATGACGATGTTGTGATGAATGCTTTTCCAATGGGCGCTACGTTAGTAGTAGTCGACAAAAACACATCTAGTAGACGCTACGGTATTAGGCCAGAATTTGCTGCTACACTTGCGGCTTCAATAGTAATAGAAGATGCCATAACAAAAGTTATACACGATGCCAGTGCGGCTCGTCCAAAAACAACACCGGTTACACAGGAACAACGTGATGCATGGGACAAGTGCGAAGAAGCATGGGGCGACGATAGATTTTATGTGGAATATCCAGCATCTGTTGATTCTGCTCATGCCGCGTCAAATGCATTATCAAAAGAAGTTGAAAAAATGATGTTAAACGAAACAGTGCGAGACGCATACCAGCAGTTTTTAATGGTCTACCAATTATCTAAGAAGCACGAATTATGAGACGTTGTAATGGCGAAACTTGGCTATTAGGTACTACGTTCGCATACTTCTTTATCGGGTGCTTCGATCTTTTTGTATATAGATTCACTGATCCTGATTATATATTAGCTGCTTGGCTAGTAATACTCGGTTTGCCATTATGGATTAACCCGTTAGCACAATATTTAGGTATGAGAACATTTCGGGAGAAATAATTTGAAAAAAGAATATGACGAATATTTATGTAGCACTTACCCTAAGCTATATAAAAACAGGAACCTAACTCCTCAACAATCGTGCTTTAGCGTTGGATTTGAGATTGGGAATGGGTGGTACAACATCATTAAAGGGCTATCTTTATGTATACAGGGAACGATAGACGCTAACACCAAAGAAAGGTGGCGTATTCGTAAAGAGAAACGCTTATGGGAGAAAATGCCACACGATGATCAAGCTAAAAACCATTGGCTCAATAGAGTAATGCCAGAAAAAATTCCACAAGTAACTGTTGATCAAGTTAAAGAGAAATTTGGAACTCTACGCTTTTATTATTCTGGCGGTAACGATGCAATAGAACACTTTGTAAGCTATGCCGATGTTATGAGTTCTCTTACGTGCGAGCGTTGTGGTGGTGTTGCAGAAACTGACTATAGTAAAAATTGGGTATCTACTATTTGTCCAGGTTGTAAAGATAAACGTCAAGAGGATTACAACTCATGAAAGAATATTTAGATTTATGTCAGCGAGTTATAAATGAGGGAGAATGGATAGAAAATACTCGAACAAAGAAGCGTTGCCTTACTGTCATTAATGCAGATTTAACCTACGATATGACAAAAATAAAGTTACCAGTACTTACTACAAAGCAACTCTATTGGAAACCAGCTATTGCAGAAATGTTAGGTTATCTACGAGGTTATAATAGCGCAGCACAATTCCGATCTATTGGATGTAATACATGGAATGATAACGCAAACAAAAACGAAGCATGGTTGAACAATCCATATCGGTCTGGGTTGGACGATATGGGGCGTGTATACGGAGTACAAGGGCGTAGATGGGCGAGTCCAGAAGGTGCAATAATAGACCAACTTAAAAAAATCGTAAATGATTTAAGCAAAGGGATTGACGATAGACGTGAGATATTAACGTTCTGGAATCCTGGAGAATCAGATAGAATGTGTTTGGCAGCATGTATGCATACACATACCTTCAGTATTCTCAATGGTAAATTATATTTAACAAGTTATCAAAGATCTGACGACTTACCACTTGGGCATGGATTCAACCAAGTTCAAGTAGCATGGTTACTAGCAATTATGGCACAAATTACTGGGTTAGCACCAGGTAAAGCATACCATAAGATAGTAAATGCCCATATTTACGAAGATCAATTAGATTTAATGCGCGATATACAATTAACACGTACACCATACGAGTTACCTACATTGGTCATAAACCCAGATATTAAGACACTAGAAGATTTAGAAACTTGGGTAACAGTTGACGATTTTGAGTTACACAATTATATCCATCATCCTGCAATTAAATACCCATTCTCGGTGTAATCTATACAAAGGAAAATTAGAAATGTGCAAAGTTCGATATTTATTAAACGACGAAGAAAAAGCAATAGTAGATACGCATACGGGGAAATTGTCTAGACCAAGTTGCTATGATACATTGGCGCCATACCATTGTTACTTATATGGTTTAAAGGGACATAAAAAAGATGCTCAACACTTATTACGTGATATATTTAATGGTGAACAAGTCATCTCCAACATGATTAGAGATTCGCAACAATTAAATCAAGAAGGCTACATATCAACACGCGAGGATAACGATGAATAAAACCAATATATTTGTACTATTACTAGTATCTACTGTATTATCAAGTTGTGCTTATGTTAATAACTTAAAGATGCCTAATAGAACATATGACCCCGTTGAGTATAATTACGCAATTCAGCTTACAGTAAATGCAACTCATGCCGTACATAGATGTAATGCTATGGAAACTACAGAATTTGATAATTATGTACAAAAATTGAACTCAGACAGTTTTACGTTAGTTGAATATGTTAGTAATAAATCTAACGCTGGGCAAATTCTGCCAGAGGCAAAACAATTACGTATGTTAGTTGAAGAATTTACAAGTAAAGATGCAAAAAGCGAAATGTATTGTAAGCATAAGTTAAGTAACATTCAAGCTGGTTCTAGAATATTTGCAAGAGTAGATAATAACAATACTGGGGGTTTTAATTACTGTCAAGATGACCTAAAGAATAGGTATGTTTTATTTGAACAAAGTTTTAATAAACAACTAATAAGTCAAACTGAATTTAAAGAATTATCCGACGATTTACTTAAACTGAAAACAGTAGATACTAGAGGCTGTGTTATTCAAATACGTAACAAAATGCAAGAAGATATTAAATATATAGAAAAAGCATTATCAATAATTAAATTACTTTAAAACATAAGGAGTGGTATGGATACATTAGACTTAGAACATAATGAAATGGTTAAAGCTTTGGCAAAGCCTGGCGATGATATACTAGTGTCATTGACAGCTTCGCAGTGTCATTTATTACATATGGCTATTGGTGTTAGCGGAGAAGCGGGAGAGTTGATTGACGCCATAAAGAAAAATGCAATATATGAAAAGCCGCTCGATTTAGAAAACGTAATCGAAGAATTGGGGGATTTAGAATTTTATATGGCAGGTTTGAGACACGGGCTTGGTATCACTCGAGAGCAATGTCTTAACGCTAATATAGAAAAATTAGCAAAGCGTTACTCAGATAAAAAATATAGTAACGCACAAGCACAAGATAGAGCAGATAAACAATAATGAACATTAATGAGCCAGTAGAAATTGAAATCAACAATAAGAATCTTATTGTATCTATTACAGACGAAGATGTTGCTAACGTAATTAAGAATCACAAACAAGCAACGTTAGATTCTATGTCTGATGCAATTGATCGTGTAAAGGTTGATACAATTAAAAACGACATGCTTGATAAAATTCAAGATATGTTTAATAAACGTACTGAGGTAGATACAGTAAAAGTTCCTGAAGTTATACCTCCTCTTGAAGAAGCATTAATACGAGCATTGTATACATTAAATGAAATTGTTATATATGCATCATATAATAGAACAGAAGACGTACAACGCGAAGCTAAGGAAGCGTTTGATGTTCTATGTGAACTAAAAACTAAACACGACAATCAAGTTAAAATGTGGGATGCACTTAAAAATACACCTAACGAAGAGGTAAAACCATGAATACTGACGGCATGAGTTATACGTTTATACTTAAAGATATAGATCCTTTGGAATCAGACCCTGATATTGCTGTTAGGAGAGAAATCAAGCATGTTGTTTCTAATGAGCAAACGTGGGACGAGTTATTATGTCACTTTGAGGAATGGCTAACAAGTTGCGGATACATCTTACCGGAAGGTCATCTAAAATTTGTTGAAGGAGAACAAACAATAACATGTATAACAGGACACCATGAGTAACTTATATTCATTAAATCCAGAATTTGTCGTGTGTAGTAATGTGTCAAATTGTTATGTTCCTGCGGGTTCTTCAAATACAACAGGGTCTGTACGTTATAATTTTAACTATCAAGCATTTGAGGTTGATAACGGGTGTTCATGGACAGTGTGTTATCCTACAGTGCAGAATATCTCATTAACTACGGAGGCCCAAAATATATTATATTGGGCACGCACCAAAATGGTAGAAGAAGCACGTGACGAACTATTATGTTCAACTAATCCAGAACTAAAATCTGCAAAAGAACAATATGATGCTATTAGGTTGCTTGCTATTCGTAACGAAGAAGACAGATGTAAATATGTCGAAAAACTAAAAGTAGAACAAAGCTTCGTTAAATCGTTAACTACAGAGTTAGAAAAAGTCAAAGTTGAGTGTTTGGATGCTAAAAATAAACTTAATATGTGGGGCATATTAGCTACAGAATAACTATGACATTTAATAATTTCGCAACTTACATGGGACAACAATTTACTTATTGTATCTCAAAACCAACAAACCCAACTATAGGGATGTGTTATGTTGATTCTGTCGATTATATACCATACATATTTACTGCGTCGGGCTGGACTACTTTATCTTCGGTATCAACGCATATACCTCCATTACCGTACAGTACAGTTAGTAATATAAGAGAAGAAGAGTTATGTAAGCAACATCCAGGCCTAGCAGATCTTAAAAAGGAATTAGACAAAGCAAAAGAAAGATTTGATATGTATAAGGAGTTATGCAATACATATTATGATATACGATAGCACGCCTAAAAGGGGAAAGAATTTATGAGTAACTTATTAGCAAAACCCATTGTTAAAAATAAATATTGGATTGTTGAACAAGATGGAGAACAAGTAGGCACACTACAGGCATCTCCATCCGGAATTTCATTTGTTAAAGGTAACGACCGGGAGAAGTTTGTGAGTATTAAATTATTAAGAACTAAGTATAATATTACATTTGCAAAAGAACAAAGATTAAAGAAAATTTCGGATATATCGTTTGATGTATATGGGTTTCCGTGTGATCATAAGCCGTTCAACGTGTTAATAGATATTATTAAAAAAATACCAATTTATACAAAAGCTAATAGAAGTAAGAGTTTTTTTTGTGCTGGACATTATTTAGTTCATAATGGTGTTAATTACGCATACACATTTTGTCCTAAATTAATAACACTAAATAGGTACGACTTCTTTGGACCTTTTCAAACAAAGGTTGCAACAAAATCATACGAAAAAACTCTAAAGAATATTAAAGTATGATATCTTCAACTGCTATATTTCTAACAGGTATGGTATGCGGTTATGCCTGGTATTCGGTTTGGGGAGTTATTTGCAAAATCTATACTAGTGCGTATAACAAAACTTACGGAAAGCCTCCTACTTATGACTTATAATATTACAGCATTTGCTGAAAAAGTTCGTGTAATGAACCAATCTAATAGTAAATCTCTTACATTAAAAGCAGAAGAAGCACGTAACTTAGAATCGGATATATTAGAGTTATTAGCTAAATCTTTTGAATTATCCACTAAAATTATCGAATCTACGCTAATACAGTCACAAACACCATCTAACATAGAGGTCGATGGCGGTACATTTTAACGAAACGGCAACATTAAATATATAGTTAATTCTTATTTTCTTGCATAAAGGATAAATAAAGTATAACTATATCGTAGGAGTATTAAAATGAGTCGACCTAAACCACAAATTTTATTAGAGCACATTAATAAGACGACTTATGTCTCAGAACAAGTTTTGGCCTCCGAAGGTGTTTGGGCTATATTATATGACAACAAACCTATAAATCTACGTACACAAAATATACTAGTTAGTTATCCTGGACCTAAATATAAATCAAGTAGCTATGCAAATATTGGACATGCTATTAATCATTGTAAGAAATTAAACGCATTGTATAAAACTGATAAGTTTACTGTGGTTAAATTCTCTGAAAGCATCATAGTCTATCCATAAATTATGTTCGGTAAGAGAGAATTAACGGCTTTATTTCTTACTCAAGCAGGTATTGATACATCAGAGTTAAATATTAAAACTCATATGCAACAATTATGGGCAACTCCTTACAGTCCAATTGGTTATCGCCTTAGTTCAGAAGGTAACCATTTCTTACATGATATACTTAAACTTAAACGCTATACATATAAAGTAAAAGTAGATACAACAAGAAGCTTAAAGTTATATTTACAACTTAACCAAAACATACAGTATCCATATTATCTTCAAGGGCAAAATAGCATTGTGCTATATGGCGAACAAGAAGCAATGATGATCGCTTTAATGGATGGAGATATCCAACAATATATGAATAACTTTTGTCGAAGCTAATCAAACAGTTACATACTTCTAAAAATCATAATATACCTTGACTTTTGGTTAAAATACATGTATAATGCATTTATTAAATAACATTACGGAGTAAGCTAAGATGGACGCAGACAAAATAAATAAACTTGACAAGCAAGCCGGATGCTATCAAAATCAAAAATTTGACGGTACAAGTTTTTTATCAATAGGTGCAAGAAAACCCACGTGATCTTTAGACGTGCGGCAGTTGACTGTACAGGAATGCAATAAAGTTTTAGATCGTGAACAATGGAATAAAGGCCAAGATTGGGTTTGCGAGGACGGCACTAGAATTATTGCGAAGATTAACGAACACTTTGGAACAGGGGATTAAAGTGACACAGGAAAGATGTTTGACATTAATTTTTCCAAAGATGTAAAATAATACTAAATTAGGGGAACTGATGAAAAAAGATACTATGCTAGTTAAAATGAACAAGAAAGCAATGATTGCACGTAAAAAGGCTTTAGCTCATGACATACGTAATCTAAAAGACGATTATAGCGGAGTATTGCTAGAAGATTTGCCACAGGACGTGATAGACGAAGTAAATATTATGATGACAGAGTTAAAAGAACTACGCGAACTATTAGGCAATGTTTAACATGGTGGATTATGCAGTTAGACTACACAGCTATCAATACAGACTGGTCTAAAAGAACCGAGGCTGTTAATTGGTGCAAAGACACATTTGGAGAACCACAACAGCCTGTGGTATTTCCTAGAGGGTCAGGGCGCTGGTGTTTTAGCTTGAACGAATTTTCGGTTCAAAGATAACAAAGATGCCATCTTATTTGCATTGAGGTGTTATGATGGGCATTAGAGTTGATGTCTTACAAAAACATGAGATTTTCACATTATCAAGACATACTAATGTTAAAACAGATAAGAAGCATTACAGTATTAAACTTACCGTTTGGAGTAATACTACGATACTAATAGAAACTCGAAATCTTATGGACCCATTTAGAAAATGTAAAAGTATGTATTATATCACTACGTGGAAATTCAAAACACGAAAAGAAGCTGTACAGATGCTAACAATGACAACATTAAATGTTGTTGAAGTTACAACCTCAAGAAAGAGGCAAAACAATGTTAAATAGTGATGATCAATCTCCAGCAAATAACTTTATTATAATGTTTTGCTGCGAAGGTTTAGAAAGTATAGTTCATGTAACCGAACTAGAACACCAAAGAATATTAAATATTTTAGCTGGTAAACCTGCATCACAAACAGTACCCAGAATAGTACATTTTTTAGAACTACGAGCAAGATATAATCCTCAACGTTTCTATGAAATTTGGGCTATAAATGCAGTTGAAGGAATCACTACAGAAGATATTTCTGAAATGTTTGAGAACTGTCCACAAACTGCCGCTGATACTATACGAGGAATTGGGACACTAATATTCGGCGAGAAAAGATCCAAAAAGAATGCCATAGTATGATGTGGGCAGTATGTGATAATAGAAGTAACAAAATAGTCGGCAAATATTGTTTAACAAGACATGCTATAGATTCCACATATGGAGTAAGTAAGAAAACGTTCACTATAGATAAGATTGATGTTAATAAGATCGATGAATATAATGTGAAAAATTCTACAGACAAAGGATCCGGTATAACACAAATTATTGCATGGGAATGTAATTTAACCGGCGAAATATTTAAATCCAAAGAAAAATACAAGAGGCATTTGTGCGGAATCGCTTCAAAAAGAAGACAAGATAAGGTACTTATAGAACATGCACGCCAAAGAGATGTATTCTTCGCTACTATGCGAGAAACGTGTCGTTCTACAGACGATATCACGCAGTTTATTATTAATAACTGGACGAAATTTTGCAACAATGCAATTGACAACAGTTGGCAAGCTAATGCATATACAAAACCCTACCCTACTTTAGAGGCAATTGAAATAAATGCTAGATGGAGGGAAAATGTAAGTAATTCTCATTGTTCTCCATTAACCGGTGTTACTAACTGGTCAGGAGAAGTTAAATCAGCACCCACATCATACTCTGGGTGGTATGGTAAAATCACGTATCAAACATCCGATACTAATACTTATGAATATGAATTCGATAGCAAGATGTGGAAACACACTGGAATAAATACTGGTACTGGAGGTTATGCTGGGGGTTATTATTACGAGTTTAGCATATTTGAGGATGACTGGCCTGCTATGGCAGAGATTAACAACAAAGCACGAGTATGGAAACAGTTAAAGAATGATACCCGCAGTATTGAAGAGATAGCAAGAGACTTAATTAAGGAAGAAAATGAATAAGAAAGGAAATAGACGAGAGTATTACTTTACATCAGATCTTCACCTGAGTCACAGAAATATTATCAAATACTCAAATAGACCGTTTGCCAACGCCGCCGAAATGAATGAGGTTCTAATTAAAAATTGGAACAGTGTAGTCTCTCCAGATGACATAATTTATATACTAGGGGATGTAGCTTTTGAAAAAGATATTGAAAAACTTGATTGGTATTTATCTAGACTTCAAGGAGAAAAACATATAGTTTGGGGTAATCACGACACCTTATTACAAAATAACATTCCTCTTCGTAAGAAACACTTCAAGACAACACATGACTTAGTAAGGATTTTTGTTCCTCCAGAATCCAATAATGACAAAGGTCAAGGTATTACATTATGTCATTATGCTATGCGCACCTGGCCTAGTTCGCATTGGGGGGAATTTGCGCTTCACGGGCATTCGCATGGTACATTACTAGATGATCCGAATCTATTAAGTGTAGACGTAGGGGTTGATTGTTGGAACTACACGCCAGTATCAATGAAACAGATCAATGAAGTAATGAGTAAGAAAACATTTAAACCTATAGATCACCCTGTTAATTCTAGAGAGTGATACTTACTATTTTAAGTCATGTAAGTACATCTTTTGAGCTGACATTTTATCAAGTTCAACTATCTTAGCTTCTATCTTAACAATTTCATTCTCTAAATCTTGTATTTCTTCAAACTGTAAATTATAGATCCGTATAGATAATAAATCTGTAATATTTACAAATTTTTCTTTCTCTAATCGTAAAATAATATCTGCCTTTTTAGTCTCACTAAACCATTTAGTGTTCTTCAAGAAAAATTTAATAAACCTAATTTTTTCTTCGGCCCACGCATACTCTTCTGCTAATATATCAAGCTGTTTTAATCTACGATCTTCATATTTAGCTAAACGAACAGCAACAAAATGTTCTATTAATTCTTCTGGCTGTTCAAAATATTTAATCTTGTTATTCTCTGTCCATACTGTTATGTTTTCTGACTCTCTCGTTACTAACTTTAATTTGTCAAGTAAAGTATCGTCGTCTTGTGCAATCCATGCTCTAGATGCATAAATTAATATCTCCCATCCCTGATCTGTTGAGTTATCGTCGTAGTCTTTAATTTCATCCTTATCGATTAACTTAGCTAATTCTACTTTATACGACTCAATGTTGTGTCCTATAGGTAATGCTGTTATTTTAATAGTAGTTGAACTATTACGAATAAATTTTCCTATAAAGGTAGTTTGACAGTTTTCTTTACTTACGGTGCCCGTGTAACCGTTATACCAAGGAGTCATCTTCTTTTGTTTCTTATTAGCTAACACTAATTTTACGTTAGCTACTATATCGTCTGGATTATAGTTTAGTATTTTACATGCGTATCCCGTAGCAATACCTGATATGCCATTAAATAGAATAGTAGGTACTATAGGAATATAAAACTTCGGTTCTATTTTTTCTCCATCTTCGTATTCATATTCAAGTATTAGATCATCTTCTTTCTTAAACCATTTACGAAAATTTGGGTTTGACTCAACAGAAATGTAACGTCCTGATGCTGCCGAAGCATTTAATAAGTTTCCAAACTGCCCAATAGGTGTAATAAAATTTACGTTATTTGATGTAGGAAAATCCTGTGCTAACCCAACTAATACTCCTTCTAAATTCACCGATCCATGATGGAAACAAGTAAACCCTGCTATCTCACTTGCGTAACGTTCAACGGTATTTTTCTTATTCTTAACAATAAGAGTATATATTGCTTTGCGCTGACTTATTTTAAATCCATCCATAAGGTTTGGTATATTAATTTTACAGTCATACGTTGAAAATGACTTAAACCCTGTATTTAAAAAATTCTTAATCTGTAACTTATTCAAAATTAGTTCTCCAATATTATTCTAAATCTAACCATACCTTACGTTTATCGCTAAATCCCGTATCTTTAAGGAAACACAAATCTAAAGTTTCCCCGTCTTGATCATCTTTATATTCAAACTGTACTAAATATTGATCAATATTTTTCATGTAATTTTTAAACATAGCTGTAGTAGATGAACCCAATCCTTTCAAAAAAGCATATTCGTATTTTTCTCCTGGATGCTTATTGCGCCATTCTTCAAACTCATGTTCTGTGAAAAACTCAAGATTTTGTTTTTTATACTGCACCGAGACTACAGGTGTAATTAACCTATATAGTTTACCGGACGATATTATTTCAGGCCATAGACGATAAAACATATTAATAATTAACCCTGCAATAGAATGCCCAAATTCGTCTGCATCAGACGCAATAACAATAGCACCAAAGTTTAAATTATTAACATCTGCCTTCTCTCCATACTTTAGGCCAATTAACATTCTTACGTTCTCAAATTCTTCGTTTTCTTTAACTTTTGCAAAGGTAGTCGCTGATACGTTAATTGGTCTACCACGTAAAGGAAACGCTGCATGTAACTTTGGATCTCTTGCACCTAGTATAGAACTACACGCCGAGTCTCCTTCTGCAAGTAATAACATAGTTTTACTGCGATCTTTCTCTGTTGCATCATGAAACTTCTTAACTTTCTTAAGATTAATCTTGTCTGTATCTTTGTTTAGTTTCCTCATATCGGCTAATTGTACGGCATGTTGTTTAGCTTCTACCCAGTCTAATACGGATTGTATTATTGGGGATTTAATAATCTTATTGACGATACGCTCAGATACTTCATATGTAGTACCAAATGATTTTGATTCAGTAATTAGATCTTCTTTTGTTTGCGAAGAATATCTAGGTCTAATGATAGTTGCATTAATAAACAGCATAAAATGTTGACGAATTTGACTTGGCGTAATATCAATTTTATTCTTTTTCTTAAAATACTCACGTAATTTAAGAGTAATTTGATCTGAGATATACGATACATGATTACCGCCTATGCTTGTTTCCGTCCCATTTACAAATGACACATGCTCGAACCCATCTGACGCATGTGAAATACCAATCTTCCAATTATCATTCTCGTCATATACGAACTCGTTAGTATACATAGAAATATAATCTTCAAATGCTTTAATTTTAATATGTGTACCATTCAAATATACTTTGAGATTAGGATTACATCCCGCAACATCATATACACGCTTAACTAATTTGTCATAATTTCCAGTATCTAACTTAGTTAGGCCAAATTTAGAATAATCGGGGGTCCAAGTAATCTCTGTATAATGTTTATCAGACAGTTTAATTTTTGGTGTAGTCTTTTTACGTGAATTTTCTAAATGTACTTGATCAAATGAATTCTTTCCGTCTGCTGTTTTAACATGGAACGACGTACTAAAAATACAAGTAAGTCCTGCACCCTCCCCGTTCTGACCCGTGGTAACTGAATCTTCATCGTCGTTAAAATTAGAGCCTGCACGTAGCTCAAATATCATCTCTGGAATCCATTGATCGTGTTCTTTATGTTTCACAACATGTATTCCACCATTATCCCATATAGACATTTCACCAGTTGCTTGGTTTAATGTTACTTTAATAGTATTTAGATGTTTACCGTCTGTTGTTTTTGCGAAGTCAACTGAATTAGAAATGATTTCGTCAAACGTTTTAATTAATGCAGGACACCAAGTAGCATCGCGCTTTGAGATTGTGTTATCTGAATTCACCAAATAAGTATTAGCTGTATGCGGGGCAATAGACCCTAGATACCTGCCTGGTCGTAATAAGCAATGTTCTATTTCGTCTAATTTTTGGAAACGTTCTTCTATAGTTTTCATTCGTCGTTAATCCTTTAATGCTAATATATATTATTTACTCGAAAGAGCAGAAAGCCCAAATAATCTTTAGTCCTTGGGATGAATGCGACAGGTTTTTTAATCAAATTATCTCACAATTGAATTGTTAACCATTTGAGTTGATTATTACGGTAACCAGTAGTAATATAATACTACTTAGGGATAGTTACAGCAATTAAAAACCTACTCAAATGCTATAGACGGTAGATAGAGATATCGTGTAATCTACCAATAGAATAGCTATTGTTAGCCAGAAGAACTAGCGGTGTGGGTGACTCAAACCCAATAGTGTTCAGGCGAAAACTGAACTATAGCGGCAGGGATGATGAAAGCCGCAAGAAACAATAATTAAAACATTTACCCTAACCTAACCTATCCTATCCCGCACATTATGATTTAGAAAGGCCTACTATGTTTCAATGGGTTAAAAAACTTATACCATCAAAGAGATCAAAGAGATCAAAGAGATCAAAGAGATCAACGAGTTAGCGTTAGGCAAAAACGAGATACACGTAATTAAACTTAAAAGTAATAACATGCCAAACAGCACATGGCAGGAACATGCAACCGATGTTAAAAATATGTTCCAACTATTACTGTTGTCATAACAAATAATAGTTATTAGCGAAGATGTGGAATTATCAACAATTAAGAAAGATAAGTTACCAGGTAATTTACATCCAATTGGTTAATTAATGTATTGACACACAGACATTATTAATGTACTATTAATACACTTAAACAACAGCTTTAAGTTTTAAGAGTGGTTACAGCAACAAATACATATTAGAGTCAGCAGACGATCTGACATAAATAAACGGGTCAAACCCCACTCTGTTAGTATTTAGGATAGATTCAGCAAACAAACTACTATAGAAAAAGATAAGTACGTGATTATCTTAACTTGAGACAACGTTCCTCAAGCAAAATCAATCGGAACAGCTATCCTGCTTAATTAAGGTTGCATTCAGCATTTAAAAACTATTGAAAGACTGTACGGTCACAAAGCGTATAGCAACCTGATAAGGAATTTGGTATGACACGAGAGAACATAACAGAATACAAATATCCACCGATTTCAGATCAAGAATTCGAAGTTTGGAAAAAAGGTTGGGACGAAAAAAATCCTATTCCTGAACAAATACGCGATTATATGACTCGTGTAGTTTTTAAAAGAATTAATAGATCGCTAGACGATTTAGATGACTTAATTCGAAGTAGTAAATGAGATATCAAGAAATTTTAGAAGCAACGGCTGACCAAGGAGCAATGGAGATAATTAGTCGTACTATTAACTCTTTAATAAATGCGTTAGATAATTTTGATTTTACAGTTAAAGCGCACGGTTATGATAAAGCGGTTAGAACTATATCAACCGCTTTAAACGAGTCATATAGTTTAGATTGGTATATTAAATTTTTAACTACTGAATCAGAAAATATAAAAGTAACTAAGTCTCTTATTAAGTTAGATACAATAAGAAATACTATTAAACAAAAGATTAAATCGGGAGTATGACGAAGTATATTATATCAATTAAAGACACCCTGTTAAAATGTTCATACAGTCCTGTAACTTTAACTGTTGGCGATTTTAAAGAAATGTACAAAGAGGTATTTTGAGAACGAATCAGAGCCACTGAGTCAACACGGGGGAATATAGATGACAAAAACTTATAGAATTAGACAACTATGCTCATCTCTCAAAAGAGGACCAAGCATTGCGTAAACAGATTGATGCAGGAGATGACATTAATCAAAACAATTTATAAAACCTATTCCCACAGAGGGAGAAGCACTAAGATTAAAGGATTTGAAAGAAATAAATGCAGGGTTAATTGAATTATGCAATTTCTTAAAGAACCATCTGATAAAACATGGTAAGATTTAAAGTTAATGCAAAAAGTCATGTAATTGATAGTAATATATGTACTCATGCATTACAATTATTAGATTTCTATGAGAAATCAGCTACAACGTTAGATAATTTAGAGAAGCATTATCTAAGAATCAAAATAGATAAGTTACTTGTTATAACTGAAGAAAAATTTTATCCAGAGTCTCGAACATATCAGATATTATGTTATTTACGAAATAGGTTACTAATACAAACGAAGATAAACTATTAGTAGATATTAAGAAATTAGCAGGAATTATAACTCACAACGGAGAAGAGAAATGACAACTTTTGCACAAGCAACCACACAAACACCAGTAATCCGCGAAACCAATAACGGCATGAAAACATTGTTATCAAGTCTCAGTGAATGTGTTAACCTCTTTTTTGCAATTGGCGCAAGCCGCGGAAAAGATATTACTGCTATGTTCGAACGTGCATATCAAGAAGATCGTGTAACAGCATTACGTATTTTAGCTTGGAGTCGCGATGTTAGGGGAGGTGCAGGGGAGCGTAGTACTTATAGAGCATTACTAAAATTTATCGAATCCAATCATCCGCAAGAAATTAGACAAATGGTTAACATTACTCCGGTAATTGGGCGCGCCGATGATTTGTTGGTGTTTAATACGCCTGCTGCTAAAACTGCCGCATATGATGTTTTCAAAGACGAGATTATGATTAAGCACTCACAATTATTTGCGAAATGGGCTCCTCGAGAAAAATCGTCTAAAGGTGCTATTGCATCTGAATTACGTAAGCACATGGGCCTAGACGCAAAAGCTTATCGTAAGCTATTGTCAAGTTTAACAAAGGTTGTAGAGAATAAAATGTGTGCTGGGCAATGGACAGACATTGAGTATTCTCATGTACCATCGGTTGCAGGGGCGAGACTTCAAAAAGCTTTTGGCAAACATGACCCAGATGGTTATTCTTCTTTTAAAGAAAAGCTTGTAACTGGCGAAGTAAAAATCAACTCAAAAGCACTGTATCCATATGATGTATTAAAGTCTATTCGTTCAGGGGATCAAGATGTTGCTAAAGCACAATGGGATGCACTTGAGAATTTTATCGGAGATGCAAAAGTGTTGCCAGTAGTAGACGTGTCTGGTAGTATGTGTATACTAGTTGGAGGGAACAAAAATCTAACTTGTTTAGACGTATCTATATCATTGGGTCTATATTGCGCAGATAAGAATACTGGGCCATTTAAGGATTGTTTTTTGACCTTTAGTACTCGTAGTAAGATCGAGGTTTTACGCGGCGATATACTTGCTAAGTATACACAATTAATTGATGCAGACTGGGATATGACCACTAATCTAAACTCAGCATTTGAAGAAATTCTACGTGTTGGTAAGACTAATAGTGTGTTAGAAGCTGATATGCCAAAGATTGTACTGATTCTTTCAGATATGGAATTTGATAGATGTGTCACAAATGCAGACAATACGGCGTATGACATGATTACTTCTAAGTACAATGAGTCTGGTTACGAGTTACCAAAAGTTGTTTTTTGGAACTTAAATGCTAGAAGCGAGAACGTTCCTGTAAGGTTTGATACACGAGGAACAGCGTTAGTATCTGGTTTTAGTCCTTCGATCTTAAAGTCGATACTCGGAGCAAAAGAGTTTACGCCAGCATCAATTATGTTAGATACTGTAAATGTTTCGCGTTATGAGGTAATTGTATGAGTTACAATTATAGTCAAATAAACTTATTAAGTGAAGAGCTTGCTACTTATGCTAAACTTGACGGGACAGAAATCGGAGAGGCGTGTGATATTCTTTGTCGTTTATCTCATTATCCAGATTACATTAGTGAAGAGTTTTTAACGTCATTAGTAAAAGAAATGCGTACAGCGTTAGATATGTTTAAGACACAAACTGTTATTGTAGAAAAAGAAGAAACTTATACTAGAAAGACCGTTGTGTTGGATTGGCTTTAATACTTTTTAATTAGGAGGAACTATGTCTTTAAATCATGATTTAAAAATTGAAATATCAGGAGCAGATAAGTCAGGTAAGGGGCATTTGATTGCTTTAATTGCCAATTATTTAACTGATGTAGGATGTGTTGTTACTGTACAAGGAGCAACCGGCCATAATGCACCAAAGTTAGCCAAAGAAAAGCAAGAATTGCTTAACCGATTGCAAAATTCTAAAATAGTAATAACAGAAATGCAAACGTCGAAATAAAACCGTAGTAAATTTTAACTTAAAGGAGAAGTAAATGAAGAAAGTACTTATGTCAGTAATCGTAGCAATCGTAGCAAGTATTAGTAGTATGGCACACGCAAGTGAATATATGGGTATTGACTTAGGAAATAGCAAAAACAAAGCTATTAACTCACAGACAACGCATTATGGTACTGTGACATACGGCCAAAGTCTAGGTCATATTGATGTAGAAGGACGTTTGGGTGTTGGACGTACTACCGATACTTTTGTAGATAGTAACTTTGCAGATGTTCGTGGACGTGTAAACTTTGACCCTATTGTTGGATTGAATCCTTGGTTACGAGGTACAATTGGAGAAACATTTAGCAATGGAACTAACGCTGGATATTGGGCTTTTGAACCAGGTGTTACATATAAGGTAACACCTTCACTTAATGCAGAGCTTAGTGTTCAACGTACTGAGTTGTTTAATCGTAACTGGAGTGCCGCAGACCAATCTACTTATACACTAGGTGCTGTATATTCTGTGAACGCTAAAAATAGTGTATCGCTTAGGTATCTTAAATCTGTAGATGGGACACAACCTACAGCATATGAGTTTGGATACGTCCGTAGTTTTCAATAATAGTTAGCAACCAATAGAAATAGGGCCTATAGGCCCTATTTCTTCATCTGCTATAATAAATTATTAATATTCTAACCTACCGGATGTCGCTGTAGTAAGTAACCCGGAGCTTCCTATTAATGCCCATGTAATAGATAGATCAGAATGTAATATAAACAAACCACACCCATCGGGTGTACCTTTTATTGCATATGGCTGTTGTCCCAGTAAGTTCCAAGCTAGAATTGACGTTAAGTATGGAGCTACAGAATACCTATTGTAAACATTTAGTGTGCAGTTATTATAATTTATCATATATACATTTGCTGAATTAGGTGTAATATATGAATCTATTAAGGGCGTAATTAACTCCGAACTTGTATAAGCAACGTAACTTAATCCTGTTAATTGATTAATAGCAAACTCCTGTATACAGTCAGTTCTTGTTACGATTAACGCTGAACTATCCGATGTAACATCTAATTCGCCCGCAAAGATGTGTAGTAAACATATTTACCCACAATAATGTACATTAAATACGTATAGTTAATTTCTTCATCTATATCAACAACTTACCTTCTGAATAAAGATCTTGACCTTTACATAAAGTTCATGTATAATCTTAACTATAGTAAACAATTGTAACGGAGATCTACATTATGTATGCTTATTCGAGAACAGTATATAACATGCCAATACTTAATATTATTCCTATTACGGTAATAGGTCCAGTTGAACTTGGGTCTGGTATGATAGTTGACGATACTATGTACTATGTTGTGAACGAAGAACTAACTGCAAAGTTAAGCCAAGAATTTAAAGAACTAATGCATTAATGAGGAGTAGGTGTGAATACAGATAGCACAAAGTCTTATCAGCAGACTATTGAAATGTTAGCACAATGGAAGTGTCAAATGACGTCTATTGGTAGAAATGTCGAAGTAGATGCTCGAGCAATAGCAGTCGTATCTTTCATATATAATGTGGGAGAAAAAGAAATAAGTCGTGCAATCTCCGACAAGGTATTGATGATATCTAAGCGTGCAGGTTAAAGTGGATAATAACTTTATTACAATATGCGAACTTATATTCATTGTAGCTATATTTGCATACATTGGATCTTACGAAAAACGCCGTATGTTGATGTTAAAGCGAGAAAATAGATGGAGAAAACGATGAACGAATTCAAAAAAATTGCTTATAGGTGGATACAGTATGATAAGGTTCATGAGATTAGTCATGTAATAAAGTCTAACAAAGAAATTGCACGTATGCAAACAGAAGACCTAATCGCACGGTTAATGTTACCAAAAAAGGAAAATACAAATGTTAATTGAAAGACTGAAAACAGCTCAAGTATTTGCACGTAAAGCTCGTGTTACAGACGTAGCCTCCTTACTTACAACTATTATTGGCGAAGCAGAAATGGTTGGTAAGTCTGCAGGTAATCGCGCATCAACTGATGCTGAAGTTTTAACTACTTTGAAAAAGTTTGAAAAAGGGCAAGTAGAAAATCTAAAACTTTTTACTGACCGCAACGACTACGCAAAAGCACAGATAGCAAAGTCTGAACTAACTATTATTCGTAGTTTTTTACCAGCTAAGATTTCCGATGAAGAAATTGCTGCTGATATTGCAATTATTGTCGAAACCAACAATTTACCTAAAGAACAAAAGTCGATGGGCGTGGTTACTAAAGCACTTAAAACTAAATATGCAGATCAATTTGACGGCGCACAAATCTCTGCTACGTTTAAACAAATGTATCTCAGCTAATGTACAGCTTGCAATCTGAATATTTTTCTATTCTAATATCTAAGTTTCAGAGTCAACGCTTAGAAGTTGGGTATAGGGTATTCAAAACATAGGGACTATGGCACACATTGCATTAACATGGAGTTAGAAAAACAGATGAAATTACATATAATGTCCGATTTACACCTCGAGTTTTTTAAACATACAGAAAGTTATCCTACTATTCCTGTCAACGATGCTGATGTAATTATTTTAGCAGGAGATATACATAAAGGGAATAAAGGAGTTTATTGGGCTCGCGATAAATGGCCAACACAGACAATTATATATGTTCCAGGAAACCACGAATATTACGGCACACAACGAGCAGAAACCTTGTCACTGCTGTATATTGCAGGTAAACAGTGTAACGTTAATGTATTAGATAACAACGAGTTAATTTTACCAGGTGTTCGTTTTCTTGGTACTACACTATGGACAGATTTTAAATTATATGGAGATGGTGTAACAAAACAAATGGCAATGAATGTTGGACAACGTAGTCTTAATGATTTTCGTGTAATACATGAAGGCGCACGTGGTCATTTTAGTGCAGAACATTCTATTGAGATGCACGAGAAGTCGGTTGACTGGCTAACGTCTAAGATTGACGAACCTTTTGAAGGTAAAACTGTAGTAGTTACTCATCATTTACCTAGCATGTCTTCTGTTGCTGTAAAATATAAAAACGACCCAGTAACAGCATGTTTTGCTAGTAATTTAGAACGTTTATTTGGCATACCTAATCTCTTTATACATGGACATACCCATGTTTCTTGCGACTACGTTGAGAATTGTACTCGTGTTATTTGCAATCCACGAGGGTATGAATCATACGGCGGCATTGAGAACCCAGAATTTAACCACTCATTAGTTGTAGAACTATAGTGCAAGCTATCACTAGACGTGATAGATACGAAATTTACATTTCTCCGCAAGATGAGAAATGGTACTCGTGTGGTGGAATTTTCTCTTTCAACCATGAAGATATAGTACTAGTCCTATTAAGGTGATCATAATGCCTATGATATTAACTCCGCGACAACGTAATAAACAGCCGTTAGCAGAAGTACAATGGGTGAAAGATAACCTTATATGTACAGAAGTATTACGGAACAAATATGACGAAACACATTGGATATGGTGGATACCCGAAGAAGAGGATGCTGTAATTTTCGCATTGAGATGGTCATAGTGTCCAAACAATTATTCTTTGAGGCAGGATGGATATATTATGTTGATATTAGTCCAAAGTATGCTTCACACGAACAAGCTGTTACTTGGGCAAAAGATAACTTCAGTAAGAATGTAACTTGGGTTGGAACTGAATCTTGGTTTAAGTATGAGCAAGATGCGATGTTTTTCGCTCTAAAATGGAAATAATACTTGACTTTTTCTTTAAAAGCTGTATAATAGCTTTATTAAATAACAAAACGGAGTTGAAAATGAACGCAGAAATGAAAGCAAAACTGGAAAAGCTGGCGGCGCGCGATTGCTGGATTGACGATGACGATTTCATGGTGGACGACTACGCCGGAGGAAACATAGACGATGCGTACTACGGCGGAAATGCAGATGGAGAGGCAGGTTTAGCACGGGCGTTACTCGCTGAATTTGGTGGGGCATAACGTAGAGTTGAGCGGCGCGCCGACAGGAACACTTGATAAAGGAAATGCACCATGAATACCAACACAGCTAAAAACGAAGAGAATATCGGCGTGTCCGACTCGAACGGCGGGTTAGACGCCGACTCTAAGCGTATGCTGGAATTGCTGGGTAGCATATTTTATTGCGGAAGCTTTGTAGCAGAGACACACAACGAGCGTGAACTGGAAATGCTGATGCGGAAACACGGCTATTTCATCGAGACATCCGACCAGTTTGATAACTACTGCGAGAAAGTACATATAGGCGGCTAACGTAGAGTTGAGCGGCACGCTTTAGCGTGACCGAGTTGAACGGGATAAAAGTCGTGAAAGAAGATGCATTATCTTTTCACTACGGAAACAATGCTAAACTAGTTCAGTTATTGCGAGAACAACATCGTAAAGACGGCGAAGATCCTGCTACCTTTCCACAATTTCTAGAGGAAAATGGAGTAAAGATGGTCGGACCGTTGATAGTAATAGATGACAAGTTCGATCTAATGGCTCGTTTAAAATTCAGTAATACAGGGAGAAATTAATATGAGGAAAATGGCTTCAATACAAAAGATTATAGATATTCAACCAATCGACGGTGCCGACTTGATTCAAGTTGCTACAATTAATGGTTGGAAAGTTGTTGTTAAAAAAGACGAGTTTAAAATTGGCGACTTAGTAACATACTTTGAAATTGATTCGTGGATTCCAACTGCCTTAGCTCCTTTCTTATCTAAAGGAAAAGAACCGCGCGAATATATCAGCATTAAAGGCGAAAGACTGAGAACCGTACGTTTGAAAGGGCAATTATCTCAGGGTCTAATTCTACCGTTATCAATTGTTAGCGGAGGTGATGAAATAGGCTCTTTTAAAGAAGACGACGATGTATCTGAGCTAGTAGGTGTTGTTAAGTATGACCCGCCAGTAGCAGCTAACTTAGCAGGAGTTGCAAGAGGTAACTTTCCTATACAAGTACCTAAAACCGACGAAATTCGTGTCCAAAACTTAACAAAAGAATGGGATGAATTACGTACATATACTTATGAAGTTACAGAAAAAATCGAAGGCCAAAGCCTATCATTAATTATGGTTGATGGAGAATTTCATGTCTGCTCTAGGAATCTTAGTCTAAAATGCACTGAGGATAATCCATTATGGGGGATCGCAAGACGTTATAACGTTGAGGATAATATGCGTACACATAATCTAACTAATTTTGCAATACAGGGAGAATTGTACGGGGAGTCTGTTCAAGGTAACCACTATTCCATTAAAGGTACTGACTTTATGGTTTATTCAATGTACGATGTAACAAAAGGCGAATATGTATCTCCAGAGGCTCGTCTCAATATATGTGAAATGTTAGGATTAAAGCATGTACCTATTATTGCAAACACATATACTCCGGACAACATGTCCATTGATAACATTCTTGCTATAGCTAATGGTAAATCGTTAGTTAATCTAGAGAAACTTCGTGAAGGTATAGTATTTAAGCGTATAAATGGTCAAGAACACTGGAAAGCTGTATCTAACGAGTACTTGCTTAAACATGGTTGATATTATGATCAAGAATATCAACGAAATTGTACTTGACTTTTTCTTTAAAAGCTGTATAATAGCTTTATTGAAGTAACAAATTTTAATAAATGGAGTTTACACATAATGAAGTCCACAACTGAAGACAAAATAATTGCTGCTGAACGTGCTGCAAAAAAAGAAGCTAAGACGTTAGAACTGGCTGAACGTGCTAAGAAAGTAGCTGCTAGGAAAGCTATAGCTATTGCAAAAAAGGAAGCACAAGAAAAAGCTAGAGCAAAAAGAGCTGTTGCTCGCGCAATAAAGGCAGAAGCACTTGAAAAACAATTGCAAGCTCGAAAAGAAGCTGAAATTGCTAAGTCTAACTCACTTAGCGAACAACGAAAAGCTACCCAACGTCCTAGTAAAGTAATTATTTTAGTTAAGAATGGTGTGGCGATTGAGCCTAAAACAACATAATACATATCTATGCCAAAGGTAAATTCTAAATTCGTTATGTATACTACAGAACACGGAGAAATTATGTCTATTAGAGATTTTATTCGTAAAGCACAAGCATTCTACCCTACATCAAAACCCATGCGGAAACAGTGGGTAAGAAAAACAATTAAATTGATGTCTGAAGGGAAACACATTGATTACGGCGCAAAGGTAAAATGGGGGACACAGAACCCCGCACAAGTATGAATCAAATGTTAGCAACAAGTTCCGAAGAAGGCTTAATAGTATTTTTGGTTACTAGTATTTGTGTTATTATGTTAATCAGTATAGGGTGGGCGATAACACAGCTACATAAGGAAAATGTCAATGACAAAACAAATTAATCCAATAGTGGTAATACCTTTATTAGATTCAGTAACAGAAACTAGTGCTGTATCTAAACCCAAAAAACCACGTCAAAAAAGTATTAAGAAAGCTAAAGTTACAGATCAATCTATACCCGTAAAGAAACAAGCAAAACAATCTACTAAGAATTGGGTATGTGTACCAACAGAAGCAAATGACGTTATGGTTACAACGGTAATCGAACTACTAACAGCAATGACCGACGGTAGAATTAAAATTAAAAGCGACGAAGATGCAATTAAACAATTATATAAGTCGTTTCTAAACTCAGCGTCGCGCCAAAGGACATAGTTGTAATGTACAAAATTAGAAACACTACAACCGGGTTTTTCTCTCACGGGATAGTGAGTATGTGGCGATCAAACGTATATGGCGAAACATCTGTGAAATGGTCTCGATCCGGTAAAACTTGGCTTACCGAAGAAGGTATCAAGAGTCATCTGTTAAAGTGCTATGCTGCATATGGAATACCAAGTACATGGGAAATTGTAGAGGTGGAATATAAACCTACAAAACCCGTAAATGAATGGGTTGATGCAAAAATGTTACTGAAAATTCTTAAGTTAAATCATTCAAAATGACAACAGATACCTACTTCAAAATCCGTAGTAAACAATCTAAGTTGTACTGCAAAGGCACACGCTATGCTAGACATTCCAATACCGGATATTACTGGAGTGAAAAAGGTAAGATATGGCCCACTATTGGAGATTTGCGACGTTATTTAAAGTCTATGGTTAATGCCGGCGGAATACCCAACGACTGGGAAGTAGTTGAATTAAAAATTACAATAGAATCAGTTAAATCCCCCTTTGACTGGGTTGACCCTAGACTACTGATAGATATACTTAAGAAGACTTATTAGCTTTATTCTCCTTGACAATGGTACTTATTTAATGTATAATGCTTACTATTAAATAAGTATTGGAGAATAACATGGGTGGAAACGCACTTAACTTTGAGACACGTAGAGCTAGCAGAAATGAGTATGACGTAATTCGTTCTTATGTATTATTAGCCTTACGCACCTTTTTTAACGATTCCTCTCGTAGAATTGAAGAAATACCTGCGTATCGTCAAAAGCCAGACTTTGGCGATTTAGATGTACTACTAGAAACACGTACAGGAGACTTGTACCATTACAAAACAATCATCACTGAATTGTTTAATCCGAAACAAGTTGTCCAAAACGGTCATATATATTCATTTGATTACGACAACTTCCAAGTTGATTTAATTCTTACCCCAACAGATATTTTTCAAACGTCTATTGATTATTTCTCAAATAATGACGCCGGCAATCTTGCAGGTCGATTGGCCAAAAAATTAGGTTTTAAATACGGGCATGACGGCCTTACTTACATGTTCCGCGGGGAAGATCAAACTCATAGTGTTTATGACGAAACTATTGTTAGTAAAGATACAGCAGCAATTCATAAGTTTCTCGATCTAGACCATCAACGATTTATTGAAGGTTTTGACACTTTAGAAGAAATGTTTATTTGGATTGCTTCAAGTAAATATTTTCATTCTGATATTTACTTATTCCACAACAGAAATTATACTTCCCGTATCCGTGATCAGAAACGTAAAACGTATAACCAATTCTTAACTTGGTGTGCTGTTACTCCGGTCCTTAATGCTTACCCTTGGACTCAAATGCGTGAGCAAGACGGTTATGCAGGTAAGCCTGAATTTCTTAAACTAGCACTTGACACTTTTCCAGACTTTGCAACACGTCATGCGGAGATTGTTAAGAAACATGCTAATCATAAGATTGTTACGGGTAAGTTTAACGGCAACATTGTTCGCGAGCTCACCGGGTTTGAAGGTAGACAATTAGGCGAGTTTATGCAACATTTGCTTAATAATAACGGCGGTAAGGAACATGTATACAAATCTTTATTGCTAGCAACTAATTTCGATGTAAATAGTTTTATTATGTTGAACGTAAAAACATTTAACGTTCAACAATAGATCATGTAAAAGGAGCCAATAATGAAACTAGCAAAAATAACAGATACCATAAGCAACAAATAACAGAATTAAAAAAGAATAGTAATAACTTATATTTAATAGCACAGCAACTTGAATCTGGTACTCTTGCGCAGAAGAACAGAAATTAGGGAGAGCATTAGTTAATCAAATGATGAAAGATATATGGTAACAAATGAGAGTCTATCTTCTAGATTATCTGATCTTGGTGGTACTATATTAAATGCAGATTTGGCAATAATTGAAATGTATCTCCGAGAACTTATGAGGCTACAATCAAAAAGTCGTGTTCACGCTGACAGAGATGCAAGTAGCAATGACTCAATAATAACTTTGAGAAAGTTTAAAACTAGGATTGAAAATAGTGAACTGTTAGAACTACCGTACAAAGTTTTAATTTTAGACTATGTTGATTTAAAAGAAAATAGACTACAACGTATACCGAATATATCAAATGCCATTAATTATTTGTACGAAAACTGTAGGTATGATTAAAATATTTGATTGTTCTAACTCAAACAGTAGACATCAAGATCATAGAGGCTTTGGTGGACCTGTAGAAAATACCATTGTGACAGACCTAAAGAAGTATGCATATGACTATAATTTCGTATTTGTTGATAACATACTTAATGCAGATGTTGTTTTCACTAACGATATTTTCACACCTGAATCTATTGCTAGTGGCTTACCATTAGTAAAACGTATGGATGGGATATTCTTCCAAGATACTTTATTGAAGCGGAATGACAAATTAAACGATGCTGCAAGGCAAGCAGACCTAGTGATCTTTATTTCGGAGTTCAGTAAGGAAGCATTACACATCTTATATCAAATAACGTTGCTGAAGGAAACAGTAATATTAAACTGGGTTGAACAAAGTACTTTCGCATATAATCATCGTACCGGAATACCTAAAATCTTTATTGCTTCTGCCACATCATGGAGAAGAGCGGAAAAAAGACTAAATGGAATTCTAAGTTTAGCTATTGCCAACCCAAACAAACAGTTTCGTTTAATAGGTAAGCTTGACAAAATTCAACTCCCAAATAACGTAGTGTCTTTAGGTTATCTACATAACGATGTAGACATAGCATCTGCACTATGTAACGCAGATGCTATGATATGCACTGCATTTAGAGACGCGGCACCAAAAACTGTAGCTCAGGGATTAGCTACTGGTCTTCCGGTGTTCTATGCCGACTCGGGGGGTGTGGCAGAGTTAGTAGGAGGTAATGGATTAGGATTTACTGATAATAATAAACACACGTTTTACAGTGAGACGCCAAATATACAAATAGATCAGATGATAAAAGCATTTGATATTTTTTGTAATACACAGTATAATGTATCATATGACCCGTTACGTTACCAAAACGTAATTTCGAGTTATTTTAGCGAAATATCAAAATTAATAAGGTGAGAACATGGAACAAGATCTAACAACAATTGGATTTTACACTTTGTCGGACTCTCGCGCAAAGCAATCAAATGTGAATTCTCCTCTATGGAGATGTGAACTTATTCTTACAAGTAGATGTAATTTTAAGTGTCCATATTGTCGATCTGTTGGTGGAGATGATCTATCGTTAGAACAAGCCAAAAATACAGTATCTTTATGGGCTGAACAAGGGTTGAAGAATATTAGATTCTCTGGTGGCGAACCAACTATGTATAAAGGTATAGTTGAACTTGTTGCGTTTGCAAAATCTCTTGGCATAGGACGTATAGCATTGTCTACAAATGGTTCTGCTTCTATGAAGTTATATTATGAGTTATTTAACGCTGGCGTAAATGACTTTTCTATATCACTTGATGCTTGCTGTGCAGAAGACGGCGATAAAATGGCAGGTAATCGTAGTGGAGCCTTTGCTCGTGTTGTTAACGCAATTACCGAATTATCTAAAATAACTTATGTTACTGTGGGTGTTGTATTGACAGCCGATAATGTTGGAAATACAGAAAAAATTGTTATGTTTGCTGATTCACTTAGCGTTAGTGATATTCGTGTAATTCCCGCTGCACAAGAAGGTCAACGTTTACCAAAATTAGATTTACCTATTGATATCTTAAATAAGTATCCTATCTTAAAATATCGTGCAGACAATCTATCGTGTGGTATTCCAGTTCGCGGGTTAAACGGCGGTACAGCTAAATGTGGCTTAGTTCTTGATGATATGGCTGTAATGGGTGACTCTCATTATCCATGTATTATTTACATGAGGGAAGATGGTAAACCAATTGGCAAAGTTGGTCCTAACATGAGACATGAAAGAGAAACATGGTATTTAACACATGATAACTATGCCGACCCAATTTGTAGTAAGAATTGTTTGGATGTATGTGTGAGCTACAATCAAAAACATGCAGATGCACAAAGCAATTTAACATGAGGAATAGAAATATGTCAAAAAGTGGAATATTTGAAGGAATAGAAATAAGTAAACTAACAATACGCAAACAACAAGAATGGATAATTACTAAAAACCGAAACCAAAACTGAAGCATACTCAACAGACTGGTCACAAGGTGGTCCGATTATTGAGATGATAGAAAACGCTAGTGATGCGTACCACCATACTAGCCAATGGTCAGATGATGAATTTGGGAGTCTTATATTGACCAAATAAACAATAAAATTCGTATTGCCGCCGATTCTCTTAATGTGCCTAACGTAGAGTTAACCAACACCGCTTCTCGGTGTCCGCGTTGAACGACAGGTTGTACCCCCCACGCTGATTTTTTGCCTTTTTGATTAAAGATCTTGACTTTTTGGTTAAATGCTGTATAATAGCTTTATTAAGTACACAAGGAGCAACAAAATGAATGCAAATATCCGTAAAGTAGCAAGCGATTTGTTTGAGATAATTTTTACCGTGCGCGGCAAGGTCGTTGGTTTGGAATACAGGGAAACAGAGAAGTTGGCAAGAGGTTATGCGCTGACCATGAATGCAGATAAAGTTTTGATAGTGGCCTAATCATGTTGCGGAGGAATGGGCTGCAAGGCTCACCACTACGCAAGGCTGCGACGAAAAAGAAATGGACATTCGAGATCAGCCAGAACAGATGGGAATACACCGGATTGCTAATGGTAAAACTGCATTCACGGTTGAGGAAACAGGGAGGAATTCTATTATCGCTGATGGCACGGAAATAGAGTTTGATGTGAAAAGTAGTTGACACGAATTAGAGGAATTAAAATGAAAGGAATTAAAATGAAAACAGCCATTATTTGTGTTGGTATTAGTGCAAGTGGAAAATCAACATTCGCTAAGTCATGGGTTAATAGCGTAGACCAACTAGCTATTGGAGTAGATCGTGTTGAAATTAAT